CGCAAGCTTTGTCAGTGCCGCCCGAGGTGTTTGCCGAAACCTCGGCAGCCACCCCGGCTGAAGTCGAACGGCGTCTGATGGCGAGGTATGGTCTCAAACGCCGTGAGGCGACTGAGGCTGTCGGTAATTTGGTCACTACGCGTGTGCGTGGTGTACGGTTGTGTGACGCCAGTGCTGCCGGCGATGAGATTCAGCCGGAAGCTGTGGTCAAATTCTTGGAAATTCTTGAGGAGCACGCTAGTCATGGCGACGACTGTTGATGACCCCACTCGAGTGGTGGTTGGGCCTTTGACGCTGAGTTATCCGGCACTGTTTACTCCTCGTGCGAGCGAAGAGGGGGGACAGGACGCGCGGTACTCCGCTGAATTTTGGTTGTACTCAGATAACCCGCACGCCGGGGAGATTCACGCCAAACTGTCGTCAGCGATGGCGGAAGCGTGTGCGGAGAAAAAGGTGCAGTACAACCCCCACACCATGCCTGCCCTTAAGCCCGTGGATCCGGAGCGCACTGGGGGTAAGGTGGTGTACTTCTTTCGAGCCAACAGCAATCAGGCCCCTGAGCTGTTTGTGCGTCGAAGTGCTGGAGGCTCCTTGGAGCCGGCCAACGCCGCCGACAACATGTACGCTGGGTGCTTGGTTTATGTCAGCGTGAAGGCCGCGTACTACGATTTTCGACCGCCAGCAGGGGGTATTGCCAAAGGCGTGAAATTTTACTTGAACGCCGTGTGTCAGACAGGGGATGGCCCTCGTCTGGCTGCGGCAAAGCCAAACTTTGCAGCGGTGTTCTCAGCGACTCCGATGCATTTGTCCGAGTTCACCACACCCCCGTCACAGGCTTCCGCCTTTTCGGATGTGTCTCCAAGCTCCCCGCCTCCGTGGCAGCAGCCGGCACCAGCGGCCCCGCCTTCCCCGCCTCCGTGGCAGCAGCCAACGCAGGCCGCTCCACCCTCTTCTGCCCCCCAGACGACTCCGTGGCAGCAGCCGGCACCAGTGGCCCCGCCTTCTCCGCAGCCATCTGTATGGCAGCAGCCCGCCGGGGAGGCGCCACCAGCGTGGCAGCAGGCTTGGACGGGAGGCCCTCCAACAGTGTGGCAGCAGCCGGCCACGGTGGTCCCTTCTGCACCACCGGGCCCGCCTCCCGCTTCGTGGCAGCCGGGTCCTCCCGCTGCTCCGGGCTGGCCGGCGTGAAAGGAGTAGGTCACAGTGAAGATGCCTCATAAACAGACATCAACTGTAGACCACAGACGGTGCGGCGATGTGGTGAGGCAGGCCCGCAAAAGAAAAGGCCTGTCGTTACGTAACCTGTCCACAAGAGTTGGCGTGTCCCTGAGCTACTTATCTGCTTTGGAACTCGGCAGGCGACGGTGGACCCGAGAGCTGTTTGAAAGTGTACTCCATGCGATCGATACCTCGGTACCTGATGATTGACTTCGAGACTCGGTCTGCGGCATCCCTTCGGGATGTTAGCTACGACCGGTATGCAGGTCACGCATCTACCGATGTGTTGTGTTTGGGTGTATCCCTCGACGGTTCTGATACCAGAGTTGTAACCCCCGCAGAGGGTCCGGTGCTGACGGCCAGCGATACTCCTCCCGAGATCGTTTACGCTGTTCAGCACCGGATCCCTGTTTACGCACACAACGTAGCGTTCGACCGCCGCGTTTACCGCCACCAAGCCGTGCAAAAGCTGGGGTGGCAGGATATCCCCGATGATTTGTGGCGGTGTACGATGGCGTTGGCCGCGTACTACGCCCTCCCCAGATCTTTGTCTCGGCTGGCTATAGCCTTGGGGCAGCGCGAACAAAAAGATAGTGCAGGCAGTCGTGTGCTGGCTCAGGTTAGCAGGCCAAAGCCGTACACTAAGTCGCAGAAGGCCGGATACGCCGCAGTTTTCGGCGACGACGAAACCCGGTGGCCTCTGCATTGGTTTGACCAGCCAGACAAGCTCGCTGCGGTGTACCGGTACTGTGTTCAGGACATCAACACGCAGTGCGAATTCCTCAACAGAATGGGTCCGTTGCCTCCGGCCAGACAGGCTGATTGGGAACTCGACCGTAAGATCAACGAGCGTGGGGTGCGTATCGATGTGCCCACTCTGTTCGGCATGTACGGGCGGAAGGTATCAGCGCTGGAGGAGTATGACGCCAAGGTCCGACGGATTACCGCCTCATCTGCGTACCCTCGGGGGTTTGTTCAGACTATCAACCAAGTGGCGTGCGTCCGAGAGTACTTGTCGATGCGGGGTGTGTGGGTCTCAGACGTGACCAAAGACACCATCACCGACCTGTTGTCACGGCAGGATTTACCAGACGACTGCCGGCAACTGTTGTTGTGCCGCCAGCAGGCGGGGAAATCCTCCATCGCCAAGCTGGACAGTTTCTTGAGTTTTATTGATGACGACGGGGTGATACGTGATTCTTTGGTTTGGCACGGGGCCAGCACCGGACGATACACTGGACGGGGCGTGCAGTTACACAACCTGGTGCGGGACACGCTGAGCCTGAAGGATTACAACACGCTGATCTCGTGCCTGAGGGACGGGTCCGCTTTCGAAACGAAAGAGTGGGAGACGCAGCAGCCGGAGGTGGTCCCGGAAACATTGTCCAAGGCGTTGCGCGGGCTGATTATACCGAGGCAGGGAAGACAGCTTTTGATCTCGGACTTCAGCTCTATCGAGTGTCGGGTGCTGGCTTGGTTATCCGGGTGTACCCTGTTGCTGGATGCTTTCCGTCGCAAAGAGTGTGTGTACCGGCAGTTTGCCGAACGTGCGACCGGAAAACCCGCCTCTCAAATCGGAAAGAAAGACAAGGAGAGACAACTCGGGAAGGTCGCCGTGCTCGGCCTCGGTTACGGAATGGGGGGCAGGCCACGAGCCGGTAGCGCCACGTACCCACTCAGCACGTTCCAAGCGGCTGCTGCCGCAAGCCCCTACTTTTTGACCCTGACAGACCCCGAAAGTATCCGCATTGTAGATCTGTTTCGTAAAACATATGCAGAGATACCCGCCTTCTGGTCGGCGTTAGAAAATGCATTCCGTCAGAGCGTACTCAACCGCAAGCCTGTGCAGTGTGGTCGCCTGCTCGTGCTCACGACAGGAGACGGGGAGTGGACCTCAGTCATGTTGCCCAGCGGCAGGCAAATTTGGTATTCGCGACCCAAGGTGACCGAGGTGCGGAAGCAGGTGGGTAAGCAGACTCGAACAGTGCAAGAGATCTCGTTTGAGAGCGAGCACCCGGTAAGTCGTAAGTGGGTCCGCATGCCTACGTGGGGCGGTACGTTGGTCGAAAACGCCGTGCAAGCCGTCGCCTGTGATCTGTTAGTGGCGGCCATCCGACGTGTGGATTCTGCCGGCCTGCCTGTGATCCTGTCTGTCCACGACGAAGTCGTGGCAGAGGGTCCGCCGGGTGAAAGCATCGTTGAAAAATTCCACGAGATGATGGTCGCTGTGCCAGAATGGGCGGCGGGTTTGCCGAACGATTGCGAGAGCGAAGGGAAACCCCGGTATGGCAAATGACATCGACCCCCTGTTTCAAGGTCGGGTAAAGGCCCGGGCACCCTTAGAGAAAAGCATCGAGAAGGCCTACCGGGATTGGTGTAAAAGTCGAGGGTGGCAAACCCTCAAATGTACGCCAATGGGGAACCAAGGTTACCCGGACAGGCAGATTTTATTTGGCGACGGTAAGGTCGCTTGGCTGGAATTGAAGAGACCAAAGAAAAAACCGACCCCGCTGCAGCATGAACGGATTCACATCCTGTTGTCTGCTGGGTACATAGCCGGGTGGGCGGACACCCTGCAGTCAGCAAAAATTTTTACCGAGTTGGCACATGCAATCCTGTTCTCCTCCGGTGTGGACGCCGCACGAATATCAAAAGACTGTGCTAAATTTTATACACAGCCGAACGACGTGGAGCCAGCGGCCCGGAGACGGCGCAGCCGTCCTGCTGGACCCCGGCATGGGAAAAACCGCATGCATGCTGCAGTGGATGTCTGACTGCATATTGTTCGGCGTAGCGTCTCGCTTTCTGGTGGTCGCACCGAAGGCAGTTTGTCATCTCGTGTGGCCAAACGAGATCCAGAAGTGGCAGAACTTCCGGCATTTGACGTACGCAGTGTGTATGGGGCAGGACCAGACTCGACGCAAACGCCTGAGCCTTCCTACAAATCTCGCCATCATCAACCACGACGCCTTAGACTGGTTGGCCAGACTTACGGCAACGCACAAGAGACTGCCGTGGCACGGGATAATCATCGACGAAAGCACGAACTTCCGGAACTGGGAAAGCCGGCGCACTAAAGCTCTGGCAAAACTGATTGCAAAAATCCCACGCAGAGTGATCCTTACCGGCACCCCGAGCCCAAAGAATTTGGCCGACCTGTACTCGCAGCTATACATGCTCGACCAAGGGGAGGCGCTGGGGCCTACCGTGGAACAATTCCGGGCCCATTTCTGCTTCGAGCATTCGGCGGGCCGGGGCCAGAGCTTTCATGTCCGCAGCGACAGGTTGCCTCAATTCCACTCGCGGATACAACCGCTGTGCCTGAGGCTGGAGAAGAACGACTACCTCAGCATGCCGCAGCTTGTCACTCACGATATCCCTTTGCAGCTTGAGGGCGACGCGGCAAAAGCCTATGAGGAGATGGAGCAGCAGTTGTTCCTTGAACTCGACGAGGGGAACATACGGGCAGCGGCAAACGCGAGCGCACGTTACCAGCTATGCAAACAGATCGCCGCCGGGTTTTTGTACGACGAGAACAAGACCGGCCACCCGATCCACACCACCGTGGTGGACAGCGTAATGGGCATCTTGCAAGAGCTTGGAGGAAAGCCGGCACTCATCGCGTACCAATACACGTACGAGCTGGAGATGCTGCGGAAGAGGATCCCTAAGCTGCACGCTATTCGAGGGGGGATGCGAGCTGCGGACGTCGCCAAGCTTGTAGACCGGTGGAACAAGGACGAGCTGGACCCCCCGTACCTGGCGGTACACCCCGCGGCTCTCAGCTTCGGCGTGAACATGCAGGCGGGCTCTGGCCGCGACATCATTTGGACCAGCCCAACCGATAACCTGATCGATTACCTGCAGCTCAATGCCCGCATCTACAGGCAGGGGGTCACAAGCACCGTGCGGATTCACCGACCCCGTGTAACGGGCACCGTGTGCGACCTCGTCTGGGACCGCACAGATCAAAAAGAGGACGTGCAGGAAAGTCTCCTGCAAGTCCTCCGAGAGTACGCCCAGGCTAAACGCAAGCAACAGCCTGTCGGGTAGTGGGTACTCAACCGCCACCCGGCCCCTCAATCCGGCGGATGTAGCCACGTGTTCCCCAACTGTAGGTATCCCCTTTCTGCAAGCGATCCCCTGCCGCCACTGCCCGCCACCCACTTGGCGGCGGACCTTTCGCAGGTGCAGGTAAGACGATGTTGAATGCGGTTAACTGACAGCGTAGGGTGTCCATTTCGGTTAGAAACTTTTCACGATCAGCCTGCAGCCGATGCACCTCATCCGCCAATGAATCGCACAGTGTCTTTAACGCAGCAAACTCATCTCGAGATTGACCACACCCTGCCGACCTCTGTGTATCGTCAAAGTTTTGCATCTCAACGCTCTCGTCCACAACCCAGAACACAATCGCAGCAACAACCAGAGCAGTCGTTACGCCGCAGAAATACCCGCACCACCAAATCATGGTCGATCCCTCCCGCAAAAGGCCCCGCCGCACTCGCAGCGGGGCTGTGTTGTTGTTGTGTCAAATCGAGTCGTGCGTGTATCCTCGAAAATGCTTCTTTGCACAATGCCGACCCACCGGAAAGAACCCCATATACCCTGCATCGGTCTGGTCTGGATCGAGGCCGGGAGCAGCGACCTGCCCGCCGCCGTCGATGACCTCTACGTACACCGGCGTGCCTGTCAGCTTGCGCCCGCAGCACACACAATGCTCGATGCTGCCGTTTGTGTCTTTGCCTGACCACTTCATCGGTATCATTGCTGCTGTTGTCATAATGATTGCTCGCAAAATGCCCCGCCGCACTCGCAGCGGGGCTGTGTTGTCGGTCAGCGTGAGCAGTGGTCCATCCGCTGCCACTGTGCCAGCGTGTCAACGTCGAGCGGGAAAGCTCTACCGGTCTCGCGGTGTCGTCCGTTGCTGTTGACGTGACGACCGACGAGCTGGCCATCAGCCTTTTTGCGTGCTTGGAGGTGGCACACCGCCCCATGTGCCGCCCTGTTTTGGTTGACACTCACGCTGCCGCTGTAGGCTATCGTCGCGATCGTGGTGAATTTATTCGTCAGCACCGGTACGCCCGAGCAGTGCAGAACCACGCGATGCCGCTCACTGCCTGACAGACTGGCAAGCACTCGGTCGCTCGGGTTGCCTGTTCTCAACCACTGCTGAGAATACACATCCCACACAGTCACGGTCCGATCTCGATGGTAGGTCGTTGCGTATGCGTCACTCATTATCTACCCCTCTGATAGTTTTCCAAAACGCCCCGCCGCACTCGCAGCAAGGAAACTCAGATCCCAGTCTCCGGATCACGGGCCACCCGGCGAGCGTTCGCCGGATTCCGCGGGTGCGACGCCCACGCCTGCCGGCAAATCAGCGGCACAGAGCACGCGTTGAACCGCTGGACGGCGTCGGCCACCAGAGACTCCAGCAGTTCCTTCAGCTCAGCGTCTGCTCTTCCACTTCCGCCATTCTTCAGCATTTTGATGCGCGAAACGGCATCCACTTCCTCACCAGTGTCATCAATCCTGAATCTCAGACACAGGACACGGCAGCGCACAAACAGTTCATTTTCGGCGAACACAAACTTAGAGGCGAAGTTGCTGACGTCATACGCAAACACAGCATCAGCCACAATCTCACCAACCACACAGTGTTCGATCCTCCACCTGCCAACACCCAAAGACGACTCACACACAGAATAGCCACCCTCATTCACAGAATCACCCGGCTTCATCGTCACGACCCCCAAAGCGATTAAAAACACACCCGCCGCACTGTGCAGCGGGGCTGTGTGTCAGCCGCTGTGCTGCAACCCCAGCGAATTGACAACCATCTGATCGGGCAGCAGCTCGCTCACCAATACTATCGGCATCGCCTCCCACTTAGCCCATCGCACTCCGCAGAATGCACCAGAGGCATCAACCTCAAACGTCCCGACCCGCTGTTGCACTTGTGTCACACCATCAGCGGTCGCCACTACCCGCACCTGTTGTAGCATTGTCCTTCCTCCTTCGAGAAACCCGCCGCACTGTGCAGCGGGTGTTGTCGTACCGCACTACCTTAAAGCACCCCCGCGACCTACTCAGCCGGCTTGTAGTGGATTGTCCACGTAACTTCCTTTGGCGGGCCACCAACAGCGAGATCAAACAGGTTGGCTATGGTGGTGTGGCACCAACCAAGGGCCTGATGCACCGCATCCCTATAGGGGGTGTTTCGCCACCGCTTCGTTGTTGTGCGACCCCCACCGCCTCGGCTTGGGAACGTCGTCCGTAGCGTAGCCCCCTTGCTGGTCTGTTGTATTTCAAAGCTAATTTCAAGCACCTTTTGCCTCCCGCAAATCCATGCAATCTACCATAGGAGCCTCCACGTTAGAGCCTCCGTCACCCTCACCAAGCACACACCGGACACCGCTGGTGTCAAACACGACGCCCCGCAGGTGCTTGTTCTCCCCATCGTGGTGGACTACCACATTGCGTGACACATTTACGAGCTGGTTCGCGATGCTGACCAGCCGAGTGGCGTCGGACACAACCACGTTTGAGTAGTCGAATTGGTCCTCGTTCCGTTCTCCCATTCACTCACCCCTTACAGCTTGAAAATAAAAGCCGGTGACGCCGGCGGCTTTGCCGCCGGACGGAAACGTCGCCCGGATATGATGTTCTCGGCAGTACGCCATGAGCGCCTGCCGAAGTCCGTACACTGCCGGCATCTCCCAGACCCGCCCATCGCACCACGTCGGGTCTACGACGGGAGCGATGTCTGGTGTGCTGTCTGGTACCGGAGGCCCCCCTCCGAACATGGAGGGGTATGCCGACTGAAGGCTCTCTCTCTTCACGGTCGCAGCGTGACACGACCGGCCAGTGCCCGGGTTGACCGGAATAGACTTGCCGGGCGTTTCACCCCAAGGAAACTGCATCACCTTCCGCACAAACCATTGCCGGCTGATGCGGTTCAGCAGCACCTCCCATCGCACCGGAATAGCGTTCTCAACTCCGGTGGCGAAACAGTTCCATCTACACGGGTAAGGTTTTCTCATGACAACCTCGTTGGGGGCAGGCGGGGAGGCAGACGGGGTGAGATGTACCACAGCAGCAACAGGAGACACACCAAGATGACATGCTCTCTCATGGCAACCACCTATCCAGGCAAATAGTCACAATCACCACCGCCAGTAAGGTCGCGACTGCTGAGATCACCGCCACCATCGCATGGGTCCAATTCAGACACTCCACTGAAGTCGCCTCCTGTCTTAAGTTCGTGATGGGTGCCCCACACGAGCACCGCAAACGCCACAACCGCCATTAGTATGAACCCATAAAAGCTCATCTCTGTCACTGATAGGCCCCCCCGCTGATGAATTCGGAATGGTCTTTTAAGACTGTTTGTACGCCGGTCTTGTTGTACTCTGCCCGTCTGCGGAGTACGTCGTGCATCTGATTGGCCACGAATTGCTCAGACAGAGGCTCTTTCGACCCCTTCAAAAGCTCGAGACAACCCGCCAGACAATCAATCAACTGGCCCCGAGTGAGTCGATCGAGCCAAGCGTAAGCGGCTTCGTGGTCCAAAGCCGCCAACGACAGAGGCCCATCGACACGCCGCACGATGACCTTCGAGTCCTCGCTAACTGCCGGTGGGAGGGGCACACCAAGTCGGCAATACACTTCCCCAGCAGGGGTTCCTCTGTCCCGCAATTCGAGCTGTCGCAATCGATAGTCATCTATCGTATAGGAAACAACGTACGCCGCTTGCCAGGCAAAAAACCCAACAGGCAGGACCTGAACGAAGAAGGGGGCTTTCTCCGGCCCTTCCGGTGGCACGTAGACAGGGGGGTCTGATGTTCGCAGAGACATGAGGACCTCACTTAAAGATGACAAACAAAACAAGGAACAGCCATACGGCTACGCAAAACGCTTCGGCGACCCGCTTAGAATCCAATCGACACCTCCAGTCCAAGGGCTTTCATGTGGCGTTGCGTGTCGGTGATGAACCGACGAACGAAAATCACGGCGTCATGCAGCTCTCGGTCCTTGGTGGCAATATCCGTGTCGTACGGGATTGTACAAAGTGTGGGTTGCGTCGTCCGAGAAGCGTTGGCGAGGCGATACTCGCAGGCAAGAAGCCACCGCAGCACAAAGTCGTAGAAGTAATCTGCGTGGATAAACACCAGCCTGTCCTTCTCGATTTCGCGGGGGTCATGCATCCGACTATATGGGCGTACAACCTCGGGCCTTCCGTTTTTGCGGAGGGACTGCAAGACCACAGAGAATTGCAGCTCTACACCTGCCTCTGCTACCACAGAAGGGTTGGTAAAACAAAATTCCTTACGAATAATGACCTCCTCGACGTCGCGAGGTGGTCCCCCTTCAAAGGGGCGAAACGTTCGTGGTACGTTCTCACCAAGCCGGGGCTCGTTGCGGATTGTGAGTATGCTCGTTTGCATATCGATCTCCAAAGAAATGGACACAAGAAAGGCGGGGGCATTCGCCCCCGCCAGATAAAACCACGTCAATTGTCGAACAGTCGCAGCAGACTGGGCAGCACGGCAAACCGCGACCCGTGCCCGGGGATAGCGACCGAGTGCCGGAGGTCTCGGCTGTCACGCCGACCGTTGCACGCACCGCACTGTTCGCAGGTCTTTGTGCTGCCCGCCTCAGGGCTGGCCGGACACAGGATCTCGCCGTCCTGCAGCTCGTCCACGCTCTTGACGATGCGGAACGTACGCCACCCTGCGGCGACAGCTCGGGCCCGCTCATCCAGCGTCTGCACGCTGGCCATCAGGTCCGTCTGCCAGCCGGCGGCTGCCGGACTGTCCCACTGGTGCGTGTAACCCGGGTGCTTGCCGGGTTTGACCAACTCCGCCAAGGCGTCCCACGCTGCCCGAGGTACGGCGACTGGGTCACCGTAAGACCCACGCCGAAGCAGGCTGTTCCTCAGAGCCCGCCTCATGGCCGGTGACAGGGCGTCGAGTGTCGGGTAAGCACCGCGTCGGTAAGCCTTCCAGATTTGGTTCGGTGCCTGACCAACCCGCACATAGCAGGACCTGAACCGGTTGACTTTCTTCCTCTTGACCCGGGTACTGTTGGCGATGATCCCCCGCAAAGGGCAGGAACCGCACACGCTACTGTCAGCACCAGTGTTGATGGCATTCACCGGGCTCACATCCGCTCTCAGAATCCACGTCTGGACCAAGGGTCCGGTCTTCTTGTTGCGAGTGCCGGTGGTCGCTATCGCAACGATAGGCTTGCCGTCGATCGCTGAGGGACCTTCATAGAACACTACGCCAGCCATAATAGCTCTCCATAATGGGTGAAAGAATCAACACGTCGCGAGTTTACTGCTTCGCGATCTCGTTGCGAATGATCGTTACCGATTTGCGAGGTGCCTCAAAGCCCAACGACACGCTGCCTTTGCTTATCAGGTGGGTCAGCAACGTTATCGTGATCGGGGTGTCGGACCCCGGAACCTTAACCACGATGCTGATCTTTTCGCCCCGCTTGCGCTTCAACACTAACATGACATTCTCCTTCGTAAAGAATCGTGCCGGCAAACACGCCGGCACATTGGACATTCTACAAAAACAGTTGAACCCGGTCAATGCCTGATCACGATGCAGTGGCGGATCTTTACCCGACCCATGTCATCAATGCTGATCCACGCGGCGTTGCGGTCATCTACGTCCGCCCAGTTGTTGTCGGGCATGTCGCCGCGGGTGAGCACCCGCTCGTCGATGGCTACGTATGTGGCGGTCTTGTCAACCCGAGCGCCCTGAGGGGCGTTCCTCCGCCAGTTTTTCAGGGCCTCACTTCGAGTACCGCCCGCACCCCATGAGTTGTATCCGACAACCACAATTCGGACCCCAACATGTGGCTCATCGACCACGTTAAAGAACGTTTGTTTTCCCACGACGCGTTTCCTTATTGGAACACCAACAAAAAACCCGGCGACACCGTGTCGCCGGGCACATAAACCACCCGCATCACCACCCGCATCACCACTTGCTGTTGCCAAAAAGCAGGTGCTTGATGTCGTGACGCAGCCCATCAACACGCTCCCGCATCGCCTCAAACTCCGCGACTGCGGCGTTGTAGTCGGCCAACTGCTTCTCGAGCAGCGGCGTGGCCAGCCGCCCCTCCCTCGCTGGGTTGTTAAGAGGAGACACATTGCACTCAATCTCAGAGAGCGTAAGATGCGTAACGGCCCCGAGCCGCGTCTCGCAGATGTTGTACTCATTGTGGTCGAACCGACCGCCTTCACCGCCGGCGTGGGCTGTGGCTGTCACGTGCAGGTATATTGAACCACAGCCAGCACCCGACCTCCAGAACCGCAGCAGTGCCCGGACAAACCGGGTAGTGTTCGGGTCGTCCGGTCGCTCCTTATCGACATGCGGGAGGTTAGTCACGTTGTCCCTCACCGCATCGTTTACCATGCCGGTAAACGCCTTACCGAACGTGCCATCCACCTTGAGCACCTTCTTGCCGAGGAAATTCTCACAAACGGTCCGCATATCGGGCACGAGAATGGTGCTGACATGGTGGGCCCAAGCGTAGGCCTTTGCGTGGGCCAGCATGGGAGGGGTGAGTGTGATTGCGTGGTGATCTGACATAACAAACTCCTTCATGGAACGACAACAAAAAACCCGGCGACACAGCGTCGCCGGGAACATACTGCTACCGACCTGCTTTCTGCGTTATGCGTCCGGCTCGGACGAGTTTGCGAACCGCGGTCGTCAAACTCACCAACCCGCCCATAACTTCTGCGATTTGACCCAGCCGGCTGTCCTCTTTCGCGTAACACTCGGGGTCCGCCAGCGTAGTGATCGCTTCGAACAGTTCGCGTGCTTCATGTTCGGCCTCATTTACACGCTCGTCAAACAACTCTTCGTCAAAAGTTCTCACACGCACCGCCTTTCATCCAAAGAGTGAAACTCGACCGTCGTCCGACAAACGTGCGGACATTGCAACCCCACACACCAGCTTGCGAATAGAGATCTCGTAAGAGTCCAGCGTGTCATTGCACACTGACGGGTTGTTCAACAATCGACGCACTGTTGACACCGCATTGCCAGCCGTCGCAAAGCGGTGTGCTTGCGTTATGTCGCCGAGTTCTGTCGGACCGTTGTCAATGTCTTCGCCCTTGAACCGTTTGAAAAACACCGGTTTGAGGCTATCCTCAAGGCCTTTCAAGGCCTTAAAGTCCATCTGAATTACGTAACACTCAAGACCTTCCACAGAATCACCTCCTCTCGAGATAGTACAGCCCGGCAGCCACGTCGGCCTCCGGGAGAGTGCCCAAGAACTGTTCCGCCTGATCTTCGGTAGCGAACCATCGCCGGCGTTTGTTTCCGTACACTGGACGCTGGTCTATGCGCCCCACGCAGAATCGTTTGATCCCGCAGGCGTCAATGACGTGGGGGGCAAGAACCGCGGTGCTTGCGACATTGAGTACGAGGTACTGGCATACCGCTGTTTGACACGCCTCCGGCAATTCACTAAACGCGACCCGTTTTCCGAGGTGTTTGCCGATAGTTGAGTTCCCTGCTGAACACCAAAACCCTTGCGGGTGGTGAGGGTTCGAAGACATGGCCACCGAACTCGAACACCACCTCCGCGTGCTACCGGAAAAGAACACTACGTACCTGTCTAAGACACCATCACCGGCGTCGTAGCACTTCACACGTACAGTGCTGGGTTTCTTCTCACTATTCATGATCTGTGCCCTTCATATCCTGAGATAAAATGCAACCACTCCACCCGCGACTGCCCCCTATCGCCAGAGCATCGGTCCAAACCTACCAAGTAACGACCCGCCTCATCGGGCCCGTGAACGTGACCCACAGTCCCGGAATACGCGGGCTGTTCATGACCCGGTACTGTGTAGGGCCGAACGCGTACACGCTCGCCTACTGCAGGGGATTTACGCTGCTCACTCATGACTCGTTCTCCTCGTGTTTTGGAATACCCCTAAGGTGGTGTAGACTTACCAGTCGCAGAATGTCTGGGGTGTCGTCTGGCCGGACACTAAACACAAACCGCCCGCTCGTTGCGGCATGCACCGCTGTCACGGTGCCGTAGTAGCCGGGCTCTCCAACCCGCGTGCGGTTAGGCCCCACCCACACTTTCTCGCCTACCCGGAAGGAAATCATGCCTTGTACTCCTGCGTTGGGAACAATTTCCTGAGGGCTGCATTGAGTTCGTACTCGTGCAGAGACTCCGGGGACACAGTCCACGGCATACCCTGCGCGATCAGGTCAGAGACAACCCCTACGGCGTCGTTGACCGCGGTCTTGTAGTCGCTGCCGTAGTACCCGCCGCAACCCCCATCGACGTATTCGCCGGTGTTAGTGCGGACATCGACAGACAGCCCGTTCCCGTTACACCAGTCGGTGTACTGCTCGAGGAACCTGTCAGCGTCCGCCGCTCGTTCAGCGTACGTCTTAGAGCCGATGGCGGCAGGTCCGTGCTCGAACACCAGCAGGCCGGCGTAGGTAACGCCATCGAACCGACAGTTTGTGCCGGGCCGACCGTTGCCTTTACGGAACCAGCTACACAGGCCGTGTTCGTAGTAGGACAAGTGAAACGCCAGCCCCACGTCGAGGCGGCGTCGCAAGCCCAGTTCGCGGGGGTTGAACACGAGCCAGCCGTTTTCACGGGTGACATTAAACAGCTTGTCCGGGTGCTCGAAAGCGGCGTGCCGCGTGCTGTAGCTAATCAACCGCCAGTTGCATCCAGACTCTGCTGGGTTCTCACAATAATCACTGCCAATACTTACGATGAGATGTTCTGACATAGCGAGGGAACTCCATAATGGAATTGCAAAAAACCCGGCGACACAACGTCGCCGGGAACATACTGCCGAGGACCTGCTTTCCGCGTTAGACGAGCAACTGTATCGGTTGCAAGGCGTACCCGGGCAACCCCGAGCGGCCACAGATTTTGTCTAACTTTGGGTCTTTCTCCCGCATCTCAAACAGGTAGTCGAGGGCGAGCAGCATGGCCTCCCAGTCGTCGTCAATCCGGGTGTTCGGGAGGAAACTCCTAACAACCACAGCCACCCAAAACCGGGCGTCGAGGGGCCTATCGGCGCTGTACCGAGCCGGCCACCGTACGACGCGGTCCAACGGTTGAATGCCCTGCCGGCGGTCGCTCTCGGACCAAGCACGCCCGTCTCCTGCATCGTTCACAACAAACATCACGGACGGCTCAACCTTCTCGAGAACTTTCTTGTCGTCCGCGAGGGATACCAGCACGTAACGAGCGTGAGAAACGCTCGTGAACCCGGAGATGTGTTCATACCTGGAATAAATCTCCAGCATCGCCGGATCGTCGTCAGGGCAGTCTCGTTCAGCAAACTTCTCTGGATTGTTGTTGATGTGCGTGTAGATCCAACGCACAACCCCGTCGGAACCGATAGGACGACCGTAGAAACCAACCATGTACATGGCAAACTCCTTCATGGAACGACAACAAAAAACCCGGCGACACAGCGTCGCCGGGAACCTACTGCAAACGACCTGCTTTCTGCGTAAACGCTACCCGTTACCGCACAGCTTCGGGTTACTCTCAACAAAGTCACCCCAACTTCCGAGCCACATACGCTCTGATTTTGACCTGAACAGGATCGTCCTCTGGTACGTATCGCCAGTGTTGAGGTATGTCAGGCCATCACGCCCACCCGCATCGAGGGCAAACCCCTCCACCCCGTGCGTCTTTAGCTCGGGGAAAAACCGTTCCGTGCTCGACAGGACCATAGACGCTGTGTGAGATGGGTGTCGCGTGTCATGCTGCCGAAATTTTTTGTATTCCGCTTTCGCAAACTTGAGGGCTTTTTCCCAGAAGTCGTCCATGCTCTCGTTGGGCTGGCGGATAAACTCACCGCCGGGCTGTCGCTCTATCTTACGACGCTTCCCTCGGAAGGTGACGTGCCCGTCTGCAACCGTGAACCTTACGTGCTCGTAAGACAGGGTTCCTGAGTAGCACATCTCGACTTTCGCAAGTCCGTGCGAGGCTTCACCCCCGTCACACGCCCCTTCAAGCAACTCCTTAACCGTACCCTGGTTGTTCATCGCAAACAAGGTTTGAAACAAGTACGATCCCACAACGAAGCTCCTTAGTAGAACAAAACAAAAACCCGGCGACACGACGTCGCCGGGAAAGACTGCTACCGACCTGCTTTCCGCTTTACGCTGACGCCAACGTACACCATGTCATACGAGGTTTCAGCGCATTCACACAGCGGAATCCCCGACTCCTGAATGGCGGACCCTGTGGCACTCACGTAACGCCCGCACCGAGCGCACTTCCAGTACAGCAGAACTCGGCGTGATGTCCAGCTCGTCCCACAAGTATCTGATCCACGCCTCATCCGTAGCGGGCGTGTAGTTCCCGTCATCATCGCACAAGTCCGGCCTGATGCTGCCACGGGTGAGACCGCCCGTAGAACTCACCGCGTACAGGATGCAGCCCTGCCCGCCGTACCACTCACCCGCTGTCCTAACGAACCGCTCGGGGAACTCTACGTTATTGAGATCCATGACAAACTCCATAATGGAACCGCAAAAAACCCGGCGACACAACGTCGCCGGGAGAGACTGCAAACGACCTGCTTTCCGCGTCACCAGTACCGCGTAGGCATGGGCGTCAGACCATAAATCTTGATCATAAAGCCCGCAACATCAGACATGAACTCGTTACGGCGATCGCGGAAAAAGTGGTATGACCAGCCCATGTCCATCTTGGTCTCTTTAGGGACGTGTATGTCTGAGTATACCGTTACCGATACGCCCCCACCCTCCCGCTCGAATTCATCTTTGACGATTGTCGCTACTGCCCTCACGTAGTGCGGGAGGTGTGGGAAGTGCAGCGTAATCTCTTGCTTCTCGGACACATCAGTCTCCCGCATAAAAGGTTTCTTTGAGGTCACTGCTAAACACGGTGCCCAAGTAAAGGCGTTTGCCCTTCACCTTGATCCACAGCGACCCGATGTTGCTAAAGCACGTGCAATACACATGATGCTTTCGCTTCGTTTCGGCGAACTGCAGCACGATGCCCGTGGTGATGGCAAGGCCATAGCCCATCTCATCCTGCCCCCGCCTGCCCACAACACGCGTGGCATCGTTTGAAACCAACCGGTAGTCTCCGGTGACGTATTCCACCTTAGGAAGCGGTTTTTTTCCCAGACCCATAACAAACTCCATAATGGAATCACAAAAACCCGGCGACACAGTGCCGCCGGGACATACTGCAAACAACCTGCTTTCCGCGTTAGGACACCTCAGCGCGGGGGATAATCCCAGCCTCCATGTCCGCGTTGGCGATCTCAAACCGCCTCCCGTTACCCCTCACGTACCACGTCCACGTAGGCGAGGTAACGCCGCATTCGTCCTCAATCTCGCCGATCACGTAGTACATCATCTTGATAAGAGAGCGGGACACTTTCCAGCTCTCAATCGTATAAAACGAGCCTTTGCACACGATGCGGTGCCAACCCCACACACGCATCGCGTAGAGCCTCACGTCCTCGTCAGTGGGTTCGGCCTGCAGCGCAAACCGAACCTCCAGCTCAGGCAGCCCCGTAAGGCGCGTGATCGCCTCAACCGGGGTTTCATCGCCAGCGAATTCGTCGAGGTTTCCTAAATCGCAACGCAAAGCGGTACAATCCAGAACCCCATCGTGATTGATGTGGTCCGTAAACACACGGTTGATGGCGTCCACCAGAGGTTCGTCGCCGCTCAAAGACTGCAACGCATCCGCCACGTTACGCGCCGCGTGCTGGCGGGCCACACCCTCGTGGTTGGCCACGTCAGCACCAGCATCGCCGTCGCAGTACGTCACGCACCCGTCTTTATCAGCCCAGTACTCACACATTGGTTTCTCCTTAGTGGAAAGAAAGCACACGAACGACAGCCGCCGCAGCGGCTGTCTATCACACGCTCGCCTTACACGCACGTCACAGATCGACGACGATCGACGATCTGAGGTGGTTGTAGCGGATCGTCACGCTGGGCGTTTCGTCCGCCTTGAAGTCACGGATCGAACAGGGCTTTCCATCCCAGCGACTGCCGACCTCGTTAAAGATGAAATCTTTACCCGCGAGAAATGCCTCGCGGGCTGCGTCTGCCCTCGTGTAATCACGTCCGTAAGCTGGGGTCAACGTTGCCATGACAAACTCCATAATGGAACCGCAAAAAACCCGGCGACACAGCGTCGCCGGGAAGAACTGCCGAAGACCTGCTTTCCGCGTTAGCAGAGGATCAGCAGGTTTTTCGTTTCCGCACCCTTGATGTGCTCCTTACGGAACCTGACCCCATACACGGCGTCTTCAGGGGCGCTGTAGTCAACCCCTGTAAGAGACTCGATCGACGTAAAGTGGCCGTTGGTCCACCCAAAACGCTCCCTCAAGGCGTTCTGCATGGTTACCCACGGATTACCCTTAGCGTCTGGGTTGTTGAAATCCACCAGACGCCAGATCAGGATCGCGTCGTCGATGGGCCGAACGTTCGGGCCGGTAAAGGCGTCGAGGTGTTCGTAAGAGACGGTCACCCCCTGTGCCTCACGCGCCGCCGGGCTGTGGTGGACGGTAGGGTGGTAGTCCTTAAGCCAGTCCATCATATCGCTACCGTTCTTCACGTAGATTGAATCTACCCCGTCTTTGATCAGGCTTTTAGGCCCGATCATGGTGACGATGAGCGTATACCCCTTACGGGCCATTTTGATCCGGTTGACGCCCCATCGCTCCGTAAACGGGCACGCCTCAGTTTCCTCGGACATAACAAAGCTCCCTACTGGAACACAAAAACGGAAAGCACACGAACGACAGCCGCCGCAGCGGCTGTCTATCACACGCTCGCCTTACACGGCCACGAGTCACTTGATGATCAGAATGGATTTAGACCGAACGAGGGTAGACAAACGCCCGCTACTCCTAAAAACGCACACATAAGGGGTGCCCTTAGTCGGCTCGTCGTACACCCCGTCCAGTGCGTCAATCATTGTGAACTGGCCCTGCGACCACTTGTAACGCTCGCGGAGTTTGTTCCGGGCGTTAAGCCAGAAGTTGTCCATCACCGCAGAGTCAGTGGTGTCCACCAAATCGGCTGCGCAAAAACTCGCATCGGCCCCAGGTTCACGATGCAGGGATCTCAGTACGTGTTTCCCGGGAAACCCGTCGGCAGTAAGCAGGTGGCGTTTCCTATCACACAGGGGCAACACGCACATGTCAACTTCCGCAGCCGACAACCGTTCCGAAAGCGGCCCGAGGTTGCGGCGCAACATCTGCTCGCTGCTCGTGTAAAAGGTGTCGTAGCCTCCTGTAACGAGGTTGTTGGGGCCGATGACCGTAACGCGGTTGGTATACCCCGCCGACCATGACAACCGGTCCTTTTGATCGCGCTTGAGGAGGGCCATTTCGACCGCACAACCCAAAAGCCGTCCAGAATCATCTGTTCCCATAACAAAGCTCCCTACTGGAACACAAAAACCCGGCGACACAGCGTCGCCGGGACCATACTGCAAACGACCTGCTTTCTGCGTTACGCATCCGCTTTCTGGGCGACGCGTTACGCATCCGCTTTCCGACCGGCCTCTTAGGCGTCCCGCTTTCTGGGCAGCCGCTCGGGTTTCCCTCGCCGACCGCGCACGTAACCCGTAAGGCCGGGTGTCACCCCTACGGGTGACAAACGCACACCCATAGTGAACGTTTTTTCTCTGTTTCGGGAAATGTTTTGCTTTCCGTTGTGTGGGAGGGGGAAAGAGTGTAGACTTCCCCTGCCGACGGTCGATGAATGTGGCAGACCGGGGAACTGCAACCGACCTGACTTACGAAAGGGGGAACATATCGGCAGACTTTTAGACTTGGAACTATCTGGCGAATTGCCGATTCTGCCAGCAGACTGGATTGACTGGGGGGAAGTCTACTCCACTGCCCGGAAAATCTGCCCTCGAGACGACTACCAGCAAACAGCACTAGTTGCGCAAACTTTCCTTAGGTGTTTTAAGACCCGGAAAAGCTTATGCAGCATTGAACGGCTTTACGCCACCCTTCACCAACTAGCTAGGAGGAAGACGACACCCAAAGAAAACACGAACAAAGACCTGACAGAACTAGGCAACGGCAAAAAGCCGGAACCAACAGAGACGGCCGGACACCGGCAGCATATCGCCCGCAGAAATGCGGACTATCTTTCCAATCTCAAATCCATAAAGGGTTAAGACAATGAACGACGCCTTGAACTTGATCTTAAGCAAAATGACGGAACTGTCAGGTGCACTCGAAGGTGTGAACAATCGGCTGCTGGCGGTTGAGACCGGCGCGCGTGAAGTCGCCTCCACCCAGACCGCAGCAACCCACGCAAAGACAAAGACCCGCGCCCCCTTGCCCGATAACGTACACCCCACTGCCCGGACACCCACCGAGCCCGGAACAAAGCGCAACCCGACCGACAATCCGGCAATCTGCCTCGCTGCAGAGTGCGGAGAAACCACAACAACTAGCGGATCAACGACGCACTACTCCCGCGCGCTGACAATTCATTTCCCGCGCTCGGAACACGTCAGCAGAATCATCGGCGGGCGCAGCAGTAGCAGCAGGAAAGAAACGAAACCCCAGACAGAAGATGAATTGATCACACAGAACGACGCATGGCAAACGGTCCTGTTGTGGCGAAGTCGTGGGGCTAGCTTTTGGCTGCAACCTAAAGACGAACCTGGCCAGGCTAAACAACCCGCAACGCAGACCGACGCCCGCACCCTCAGTGTACTGCTGGCGGATTCCATTTTGTGGGTATGCAAAATAAATGCCGACGACGACGACGCACGGCGGAAGCTTGCAGAACAGGTGGTTACAACGCACTACGGACCTGCAGCAACCACCACAAAGAAAGGTAAAGCAAAAACCTAGAACCTAGCCACAACTCCACACAACGACAGCACCACCGGGAATTCCTGGTGGTGTTTTTTTTTGCGCGGTAAACACTGCGGCGGGGTGAGTGCAGGGGAGACTTCAGAAAGTAAACACGAGACTAGGCGTAGCCGTGTTTACCTATCACGTAGACCGCGAAGGTAAACACGGGATTCCTTAGAAAAGCTTGCCAGGGAAGTTAGATCGGCTTTAAAGAGGGGGGCTGGCTGGACCGGTCGGGCAGGAGGGGTTTATTTTGGTTACTCTCCCGGAATTTTTTAATTTTCCAAAATACCGGTAAACACAGGGCAATACCGGTAAACACAGGGCAATACCGGTAAACACAGGGAAATACCGGTAAACACAAGGAAATACCGGTAAACACAGGGCAATACCGGTAAACACAGGGAAATACCGGTAAACACAAGGAAATACCGGTAAACACAGGGCAATACCGGTAAACACCAGCAATCAGGGCGGTCAAGGCAATAGCAGCCGACCACAGCACTTCCGGCTATTACACAGACTGCAGACCAATTTGGCCGTATACCGGCCACAGCGCGTAAAAAAAGCTGGCGTGTTTGCCAGCTCAAACCTTTGATCAGGATTGGGTAAGAACCTCATCCAGCAGATCAGCCAACCCTGTGATCGTGTCATTCAGCATTTCGTGCGTTGACCGACCTTTGTCGGACTTTGCCGGGATCAGGACGACCGACTTATCGCCGTGCCGGATAACCACATTACCGTTTTCGTCGCAAGTGGTGCATGCCCTCAGCCGAGCGAAGGTGTCTACCATTGTCACAGCCCCCTTAAAGTAATACCGTAGTGACCGTATGTGGATCCCGTAACAGCCGGGCACAAGTCTTACCGGTCTTCGATCGGCGAAGCGCCAGCGAGAGCCGAGCGAAGGGAGACCCAAGCTCGGTTGCTCCCCGTAATCACCGGCAAATACCAGTATTTACCCGATTTTAGTCACACACAACCCCACCCCGTCAAGTCACCCCAAGTTTTATTTTCAAATTCCATCGAAGTTTTTCCTCGACGTGAACGCTTCGCGTTCACTCGACCGGAAGCCTTTCTACAAATTGCGGAGAATCACGGTTGACAATCTCCCAAATCCCCGCCACACTGGCATCACTCTTGTGCGGAGAGCGAAATGGTGAATCACTATGAGTGTTTGATGGGCACGGCGAAGTGCCTTGCGGATTTGGGTGTCCGCGTGTTTGCCTTGCAACCGGGTACAAAGCTACCAAAACACGGCTGCAAATGGGACGTTGAGGCTACGAACAACGTGCAGGCGTTGCCGGCGATGTTCCCGAAAGGGCAGAACTGGGGTCTAGCCGCACTAATGGGTCCGTCCAGTGGGGTGATGGACTGCGAGCCGGACAGCCCGGAGGCTTATGCTCTGCTGGAACAAATGATTCAGCAGGCTCAGATACGTACCGTTGCGTACCGAGCAGCCCGGGGGAATCACTACTGGTTCCAGTGGGACGCGGATCTGGCCGCTTTCGGTGTGTCCGTTGTCAAAGCCGATTACTTGGAATGCCGACTGGGGCAACAGGATTCCGCCGTTTACTCAGCTTGCCCGCCCTCCATACACCCTCTGACCCAACAGTACTACAGTTGGTTGCCGGGTTGTGCGCCGTGGGAGACCAGAATTGCCCTGATTCCGGGGCCCCTGAAGCACTGGTTTCTGACCAACTACAGCAAAACTCGCACGGCAGTGAAGAGAACAACCACTGTCTGTGCTGAAGACGACGGTTTGTTGCCAGAAGTGGGAAACAGGCACGAGTACCTGCTGCGGTTGAGCAAGATTCTGGCCGCGGATCTGCGACTTCCGAAGACTTTGGTCGTGGATATGATGCGGCCACTGGCGGACAAGCTCGGGACGCTGCATGAAAAGGGGCGTGGCGAGCTGGAATTGCAGAATCTGGTGGCAAAACTGGCGGTTACGCCCACTCCCGCCGCGGAATTTACCGAAATCGACTTCGCGGACGCCACGTCTGACGTAATAAAGGCACGCCAGGCGGCGGAATTGCAGGAAGAATCTGCAATTTTCCCCGAAATTCCGCAAAATGTCTTTGATAGCCGTATTCAGGCGGTCAGTTTGCACGCAAGAGCAGCTCAATACCCCAGGAATTTGTTCCTGTTGAGCACATTAGCAGTAGCCTCCGGTCTGCTGGGGTCGTCGGTGCAGGTCCGCACAACCCCCGACGCCCCAGCGACCGGAGTGCAGTCGTACATTTTCGGGGTTGGACCGTCGGGTGCGGGGAAATCGCTGACCATCAATCAGGTCACAGCTCCGCTGCGCGGATCTGAACGGGTTCTGACCGACGCTACGCCGGAGGCCTTCGCCCACGGCATGTCGAAATTCCCCCGAGGACTGCTGGTTGTGCTCACTGAAGGCAAGGACTTCCTCGGGATGTTCGGTCGATACTCTCAGGCCCTTGCCGGCAGCTCGTCAAACACCGGCATGTGGCTGCGAGCATGGTCCGGGGACTCAATCGTCCAGTTCCGCAAGACCGGGAACACTGTCGTCCGGTCGCCGTTCTGCTCTATCGTGGGGGCTATTCAGGGCGTGAACCTGAACCAAATCCCCGGGATTGACCTGATCGACGGTTTGATCCAGCGAATGCAGCTCTTCCCTCTGGGCCGTATTCCGGAGGAGCCGGCTCAGGAAAGCCAGAGAGCCATGACGGCGTGGTGGTCGCACTGGGATCAAATGGCCCGACGCCTGAACACCCACAAGCAGGCGATCCAGAGCGTCGATGCTATGGCCCTCGCCGCGGCGTCAGGGACCGACATCGACCCGTCGATCCTCACCCTGTCCTCCGAAGCCAACGCCGTCTGGCAGGGGTACGCCAAACACAAACGCAGCGCGGCGTACCTGGCTCAGTGGCCGGACGAGCATCCTTGGCGGAGCGAGGTGCTCAGGCATGCGGAAGTGGCCTTGCGAATGTCGGCAGTTTTGTGGGTGCTCGACCTCGCGATCGAAGAACAGGTGTGGACTTCTGCCGTAAACCCAACCCGGGGGTTTGTCAACCCGACAATTCCGACCGCCTACGTACACCGTGCCATAGATCTGATGGAGTGGCTGTGGTCACACAAACAACGCATGCTCGACAGCAAGGTGGATCAGGCGTACGCTAAGCTGTGCGGGGCTGCCGGGGCTCAAACGCAGGCTGTCACGGACATGCTGCAAACCACTGCGTCCCAGAGATCGCGGAAGCTGCAGACACGTGGGTACCCCACATTCACCTTCAGGCACTACTCACGGTTCAACAACCTTGGGCGGGGGGCTGCTGAGTACGAGATCACATTGTTCAAGAGTTTGGGTTGGATCGAAGAGATTCCGGATACAGACCCCATTGCGTATCGTTTCCGAGTTCAGTTCGAAGAACAACAGGGGAGGGACTAAGAGTGCATGTTGGGACCATCACCACAGCAGCAGCAGTGAGTGACGAACGCAAACAGTTGGCGGCGGAGTTGCTGCCACATCTGGCCACGATAATGCGACTGAGCAGACCAGCCACCGGAACAGTAGCGTCGTGGTTGGCAGTGGTGCAGTCGATGGGCCTGACACTAAAGGATCTGATGGACGAAGTAAAGCGGCAGGAGTTGGAGATTGAGTTCGCCGTGGAACGTCTGCAGGAGGGGCAGCAGTGACACCCTACTTTGCACAGGATGGCGTTTTAAAACGTTTTATAGGAGCGACAATGATGGTTGTGATTAAGGGTAACGTGGCTTACACGGCATCATACGGATGCTGGTTCTGTTTGCATGTTGGATCGGTGGCAATGTACGTCGGTCGCGGAATCAAAGGTTCAGGGCCGCGACTTGAAATAATGACACCGCGACATTGGTTCCGCTGGTCGAGGGGATACAGAGATGCGGCAAAACGTCCTGATCGTAACATGTGATGAATGTGGCATGCAGCAGTCTTTTGAGACTCTACGGGCAGGGGGTGAGCAATGAGTGAGCCGGACAAAACGCCAGAACCACAGCCGGAGTTCACAATACCCGAGGGCTGGCGAAGGCTGCAAGTCGGTGAGATACTGCAGCCTGGTGATCAGATTGTACAGATCGACGACGGGAGACGATATCCGACACACCGCGTCGGGGACGCTGTAGGGGAAAAGCAGCAGTACATCCGGCTCGATCCGGATGCAGGCATGACAGAGGAGCTGCATCGGATCCTGCAACGATGTGAGGCCAACGAAACCACCTTCGATAACCAGGATATGTCTGTCGTATTGCAGGAAGTGTACCGGCTCAGACGAATCATCATATCGGAGTTCGGATGACAGAAAAGCAATCGAAATGGTGGCAAGCAAATAGCCATGCGGAGAAGTACTTACCTTTTCAGTGGCTCATCCCCAGGGATGTGCTGTACATCCCGTGGTCCCACAACCACCTACCCCACCACGTCGAAAAGATGGAGAAGACGATTGACAGGGATACAGACGATAACCGCGGCCTGCGTTCGAATGGATAGCGCCTATTACCACATACCCGGCGTAGTGCCGTGGGACAAACGTAAGGATTTTCGCAAATGTCGGGATAATTACCCAGTCATCGCACACCCACCGTGCGCCCAGTGGGGTCGTACCGCCCCGTTGGCAAACAAAAACATATCACAAAAATCCTTGGCTTTGCTCTGCCTGCAGGAGGTACGCAGATGCGGCGGGATTCTCGAGCACCCGAAAGACAGTACCCTGTGGGAATTTGCGGGGATCCCCGACGGGGGTCGGAGGGACCAGTTTGGCGGGTTGCGTATCACAATCGACCAGTATGACTACGGTCACGAAGCCCGCAAGCTGACGACGCTGTATCTGGTCGGGTTGCCGGCAATGACGGCGATGCAGGCGGCGTACGAATTGGGTCGGCTGGGGGCCAGGGTAAAGCGTCCGCAAAAACCGAAGCAGGTGCTCTGTTGCTCAAAAGCTGTCAGAGAGCTGACCCCGGCACCGCTTGCCCGGGCGATGTGTCAATTTGTTCGGGACTTTGGTTTGAGCCGCTTAGAGCCTGACGGTTCACCGCGGACGCGAATCACGTCTGTTGTCTGGGATGGCGTTTTTCACAGGAGTCAATAATGCAAGACAGGCTTGGGGTTTCAGGGTTTCTGTGGTTTGTTCTTGTACTGGCGGGAGTGCCTTTGGGTGTGTGGGCGTTCCGAATTCTCGGGCGTCTTTGGGAGGTATTGATAGCCTCGGAGGAAGTCCCGGCAGATCCGGGGTGGGAGCAGGAGTACGCAGATTACGGTAGTAGTGCGATGACGTATTCGGAATACGAGGAGGGCTGGGATCCATGAGCGAGCAACGGGGCGGCGACAAGTACTTGAAAAGGCTGTATGGGCATCTGTGCTGTAAAATTTGGGTCGGGGATCCGGGGTGGTTGTCAATCCACCCAGAGATCGGAAACCTCCTTGTCATATTGCTGGTGATATTGCTGGCTCTTGGAGGTTGCGACGCCGTAAAAGGAGACCTCATCGTGGAGGTTCAGGAGTACGGGGTTACCATAAACCCAGACACGGGCTGGTACACGGCAGAGATTGGTCAGAATCTTTCCGGTTTTGGGCGACCGCTGGGGTGGATCTCTTTCGCTCAGATTGCGGAGGGTGGTGGGATGGCGTTCATAAGCACCGGAAGTTTCTCGGATAGGTATGGCACCGAAGACGGGGAGCAGCAGATTCAGGTGCAGACCACATACACTCGGGGTTGGGATCAGGCGGTGTTGCTGCCGTACGGGACTCCTGTAGGCGCCGGGGACACCTACAGCGATTTCCTGCGAGTCTATGACAGTCTGACAGACCTGCCGGCAAACAACCCCATCTACATCCCCTTTTTGTGGCGTAGCTGGGTCGGCAGAGCACCGACAGGCCTGTTCGACCGCGTCTATCAAGGGGTTGGGTATATCTCAATCGACGAGGTTGATCCGATGCCGATCGAAGGTTCAGGCGCCCACCCAAACTATCGACTGGACAGGATCGTCCTGACCAACGGAGACTTGTATGCCGGGCAAGTCCCCCAGACCAACTCAGTGCCCGAACCCGGGGTGTTGGCTGCGGTTTTTGTGGTGGCTGCGGTGCTAATTACACAAAAATGGTTGACGTCTCGTTTGTCCCGTAGTAGGATGCTCCGGTCGAAACCGGCGAACTGAGTCGCAGGTGCATGCTGGTATCTCAATTGGTAGAGTAAGTGGCCGCAAGGTAGTGGGTGCGTTGAGGCCACTTGTGCAGGTTCGAGCCCTGCCCAGCGTGTTTTGTTGTCAAAAGCATGTGCGGTGCTTTTGGCAGCGGTTGGTCCTGTTCCTTTGCTGTCCATCCATTAACCGGAGGGGCAGGTGGCCGGAGAGGGGTCCGCACACCCCTCTCCGGCTATCTTTTTAGGAGCACGACATGGTGGCGTACATTTACGCACGCGTCTCAACGCCTGAGCAAATGCTGAACGGGCAGAGTCTCGAGGGTCAGGTGAAGTCCTGTCGGGACTACTGCACATCGACAAACCTTGTTTTGGCTTCGGCCTCGAATTGCGACAGCCCCGGCGTGATAATCGACGGGGGCAGGAGCGCGTACAAAAAGTCTTTTGAGACAAGACCCGGCGCTTTGTTGCTGGCAAACTCGGTTCGACCGGGTGACACCGTAGTCGTCACGAGCCTGACACGGCTATTTCGCCGTGTCTCTGATGCGTGCAGCATCCTCGAACGGTGGGTCGAGGCCGGAGTCCACGTCACTTTTGTGGACTACCCTTCGCTGAGTTTCAACTCGGCCAACGGTCGGTGTCTGGTGTACTGCATGGCGGCAGTTGCTCAGCTCAAAAGCGAGCTTATTTCTGCTCGAATACGGGAGGCAAAGGCGCGAAAGAAGGATGCAACCGCGACCCCACAAGATCGCCGACCAGCGACCAGGCCGCCAGTACCTCCGTCCCAACTTTCTGCGGTTGAAACTCTTCGGATAATGGCTGCGACCCCGGCAGCGGTCGCCAAAGGGCGGACGTTTTTGTATGCCAGAGTGTCCACGGACGATCAGTCCGCAAGCACTCAACTACAGATTTTGCGGCAGAAGTACCCAGACGCCCTGGAGTTTGTGGACGAAGGGGTCAGCGCGTGGAAAACCCCTCTGCAGAACCGGCCCGCTGGTGGGCAAATGCTGCAGATCCTGCAACCCGGTGATGTCGTCGTTGCTCTGAGGCCGGACAGACTGTTTCGGTCTCTGAAAGACGCGGCCAACCAAATCGACGCCATTCACGCCAAAGGTGCCATTCTCGCGATCGCGGAAAGCGGGATCCGCACTGACGACCTGTTTGGCAGGCTGCTGATGGGCATGCTCTCCGCATTCGCCCAGCTCGAGTCCGAGGAAACTAGCCGAGCCACGAAGCATGCGGCAGCAATTGCTCTTGCGACAAATGAGAACCTGTTGCAACAACGGTTACCGAGAGCGTTGTCGAACAGGATCCCACTCCGCCAGAAGCATTACGTGTTTCAAGATGTGTTCACGCCGCAGGAAATGTCTGATTTGTGGCTCAAAGTGTACCTGACGTACAAACAATACCGGAACGTGCCGGCGTGCGTATCGTGCGTTTGCAATCAGGCGCTGCATGAGAAAGGCCTACCCCCTCTGATCGCCATGCCGTACACAAATGCGGCGGAGTACGCTCGAGCCTTGCGGCGGAAGGGTACCGCGTTATGCAAACGCGTTGCTGCCGTAGTTGATAGTCACACGCACGTAGCTTCTCCCGTGAACCCGAACCGTTTCATGAGGAACGCTGCAAGGTTCAAAGAATTCATGGACATCCACCAGCAGCTTCCGAGAGAGCAGCGATCTCTGAGCCTCACAGAGATGTTTCGGAACCATCCAACAGTGATCGGAGTTGTTTCCGCTGCAGCCAATTCTGCAGCCGACTGAGCTTCACAAATACCCGCCCGCCGACATGCACGCGAGGCAGGCAACACTTTGAATTCGCCCCGCCAATACCGCGGGTACACCACTTCCGAACAGTAGATACGTCTACGCTAACACCAAACTGTTGTTTGATCAGCGTCACGACTTCTTTTGGTGTCAGTAATTGTTCGCTCATGGGGGTCAGGTTATCGTGTAGGGAAACGGGCAAAACGGGAATGTCGGTAGAATAGTTCAGAGGCAGCGTTGCCGTCCAGTCTGATAGTGGGCACGATTCGGAAGAATCGTTTCTCCCCCCACTTTGCACTGGAGCCTTAAACTATGTCTATGCCTTTCCCAAATTTTGCCGATTTATCCGCGACCGCTCCCGTGGGGGGAGTGAACCCCCCGACGCAGCAGCCCCAGCCTGCGTCGGGGGCAGCTTTCCCTCCACCGCAGCCAGCGCCAACCCCCGCACCGACAGCACCGACAGCCCCGACCCCTGCGCCGGCAGCGCCAAGTGCCCCTGCAGCAGCGTCGAGCAACATCGCGATGATCCGCCGGCTGGAGGCCAACGGGACTCTTCCCCAAGGGCATGGGTTCACGGACGACCTGCAGGTACTCCAGTATTTGGCGGAAGCCTCTCAGACGCCAGAACCAGCGCCTCCGCAGCAGACAGCCCCGGCAGAGACGCCAGCCCCCTCACCCGCGGATCTGTCTGCTGCGGCTCTTTCGTTCCAGCAAGCGGGCATGCTGGCGTTCCGCGACGGTGCGTATGTTGCCTCAAACCCGCTCGCTACCCAGGTCGCATCAGCCCTGAATGACAACCTCGCGCGTCAGCGGGCGATCCAGGCAGAACTCGCAGACCCGGAGCGGTTTATCCGTAACTACGGTCAAGGGTTTGTCGCTGAAGTCACAGCCCCGTTACAGCAAGAGATTGCAACGCTTCGGGAACAGCTCGCCGCCGTCGCGCGACAGGCCGTACCAGACCCAGCGACGACTTTTGTGCAGACGAACCGACCCGCTTTGGTGGGGCCAGACGGAGCTTTGACGGCTGCCGGACAGGCCTATCACGCTGCTTGGGAGGCAGCAACCGCCGCCGGCGTTCGAGACCGCACTGCTGCACACAATATCGCCCACTTGGCGGCTAAGCCGCTGCTGAACACTCAAACACCCCCGCCGGCGCAACAGCCACCGGCGGCTGCGCAAAAGCCTTGGTTGCAGACTGTGACCACACAGTCGGCAAACCCTGCGTTTTCTGCTCCCGGAAGCATCGTCAACAACGGCCCTCCGGCGGGTTCGGTTCCAGTAAACAACGCCGGATTTCCGGATTTCACGTTGATGGCCGCCGCTTCTCAACAGGTACCCTCTTAATAGGATTCGAAAATGGTTGCTATTGTACCGCAAAACGTAGCGGGGCATGTCAACGTAGTACGCGACTTGGCCCCCAAGTACTGGAAAGCAGTGTCGGATCTCACGGTCCGAAACTTCTTGACGATGTACAACCTGCGGCGATTCGGTCGGCTCTCGTTCAAAGCACGCGGGCATACTCAGGTCTGGAACGCTCGCGTCAAGCAGCCGTCCGTATTCCCTGCGGTCGAAAACCAGCCGTTGCAGTTTGTCAACACCGACACCGACATCCAGTATTTTATTGGGATCAAGGGCTACCGCACGTCCGATTTCATGGGCGAGCAGGAGTACTTGATGCGAGATGGCGCTGGCGACATCGCAATCACCGACCGCTACACCCGCAAATCGGAGGAACTCGCTCAGGCAATGAGCGAGAGAATTCAGCGAGCGTTTTGGTGTAACGGCAACGATTCAGCGTTTGCCTACGATTTCGCTGGTATTGGTACGGCTACCGCGTACGACAACAATACGCTCACCAACGCCGATAAGGTCGCTCGTCCGACAGGGTCCTACTGCGGTCAGAATACAGCCCTCGGGTCTCTGGGCGGAACGTGGTCGGTGACCGCCGGCGACACCCCGCCGAATGCCTCTCTCGGGAACGACTTCCCGTTTGGTCAGGGTAGCCCTGAGTATGATGGTACTTCGCCGCTGATCATCAATTATGGCCCCAACATCTGGGGCAATGGCGGTACAGGTTTTGCGAAAAACATTGTGTCTGCTGCCTCCTACGCGATGACAGCCATGCTGCACCGTGGCGGCCAGTCGATGATTGGCGCTCCTCCGCAGGTCGCTATGAGCAGCAATCTGTTCCCCCAGTTCAAGGACAGCTTCCGCGCCAACAACCGGCAGATCATGCCGTGGAAGGACGGCGACCTGGGCTATCCGGGCGAAACGCTGATGGTTGACGGTGCCGTCTACTCAATGGACTACGCCATTCCGCAGAACAACGCCTACATGTACCTCCCGCAGTTCTTGGAGGGCTTCTTCCTGCACAACGATATTTACGGACCACACGGCCCCGAGTGGAGCACAAGCCACACTGGGTACCTGTACTACGCCTCGAGCTACGGCAATTTCAAGTTCTTGCCGAAGTACCTGTGCCGGTTTGTGAGCAAGACCTGATCGTCGGATCGCCTGATTTTACGTTCCCAAAACAATCGGTTTACTTTTTCTGAAGGTGATGTATGGCAGGCCACACGATTCTGGCGAAGTTGGGTGCGGTTGATATCTATGATGACCCGCAGGCTCTGGGTCAGGGAGCCGAGTTTCAAGACCTCGACTACACAAACCCGGAATTTCCGGTACTGCAGTCTCAGCAGAAAGTCTGTGCAGTCTTGGTGAAGAACGACAGCGGAGCGACATTGGCCCCGGGCGTTGGTGTGCGGATGAAAGCCGCGGACACCACCGTCACGCTTGTGGGGGGTCTGTGCGGGGCAAATCAGGCCCTGCACGGAGTTGTCGATCCGTGGTTGTCAGCCCCCGTCCCGGTCGGCAGTATTTTCTGGATGATTGTCGAAGGACCTACTCGGGTGTTGGCCGGCACAGGGGGTCTGACCCCCGGGGCCGTCCTGCAAACTTCCGCCAACGGCACGTTTGTGGCAGGTACCGAGGGAACCAACCCCGTGGGTCATTGCGGGTATTCCTCGAGTACTACCGCGGCGGCAGCACGCGGTCGGGCGTACGTCCGCACCCCGTTCAGCCCACTCGACTGCTGATTTGTGCCGGCTGATGTCGCAAGGTTCCCTCTTACAGGAGTTTAGTTGTGGTTGACAAACCAGTTCCGCCGACCGGGATTCACGGCAGTTCCAGCGTGACAAACGTCCAGCCAGGCAACCCTATCCAGAACCCGCTGACTCCGGTCAGCACTCGGTGACTCCGTGTCAGGCGGAGACGCAACGCAATCGGCGGGCCACAGCCCGCCGATTGTGTTTAGTGAGCAATTCCCGGGGCGAGTGATCTGCCCCATTTGTGGTATGCCATACACTCCACGGGCTGATGGAGCATCTTGCATGTCATGCACTGAGTTGGCGGAGCGCACCGCCGCGTCTTTGCTAAGCGGAGAGCATCCCTCTGAGTGGCGAAAAGCCCTGGCAGCGGTGCGGAAAAAAGGCCGCCCGTACGGCCTCGACCTCGCCGACCGCGTGATAGAAAACCTCGGGGGTCCGGAAAAGCTCGCCGACCGCCTCGTCGAGGACTTCAAGACGGCACGAGGGGAGGGCCTGACGCCAGAGCAGGCAATGTTCCAGTCCGTTGACCTCAAGCTCGTCAAAGGGCTGTACGAGCTGCTGAGCACACTCATAAATTCCCGCGATAAGCTGGTGGGAGACTCGGACCCTCTCGGAGATATGGACGAGGGGCAGCTCATGGCGGTGGCCTCCCAGGCCGCTTTCGCCCGCCTCGAGCACGACCCCTTGTTTCGGGTTGACATTTTGAGCAGAATATCCCAGATAGACCCTCAATTGGTGGTTTCATCCGCGATGCAGGTTTTGTCCCCGCCGAAGGTGGTGGTGATTGATGCGAACGTTTCTCCAACGAGCTGGTAGGTACGCACCGTACGCGACGTACGGACTTACTGCAGGTGCTGTGGCCGGAGCCCCCGGCAGCGAGTATTACAGCCCGGTGCTGGACGCCGTGGGGAACGCCTTCGACCTGCCCGGCAGCTCCGTCAGAGACCTGCTCGTCGGGAGAAACCCACTCGACCAATTTGCGTCTCCGTTCAGCGCCGACAACCGAGTGACGGGGAGAGATGTTCTGGATCACTGGGGTGTTACAGCCCCGAACAAAGAGACCGGCATGGCTGGCTGGCTCGACGATCCGATGGAAGGCCTTCGCGACCTGGCTGGGTTTGGGGTGGAGATCCTGACGGACCCGCTGAACGTGGTTTCTGCGCTAAAACTCGGCAAGCTATTTCGTGCGGGGAAAAAGGCCACAACCCACAACGCAGCTTTGGAGGCCTTGCAACGAAACCCGGAACGGCAACGCCTTGGTCGAGAGATGGTAGAGGCGTACGGCGAGTCTGGCGAGCACACAATGACACTGCTCGATGCCGCCACGATTGCGCAGAAGAAAGACCCAAACTTGGTCTACGGCGGCGTAACCGCTAAGCGGCTGGAGGGCGCTGTTGCCGGGATCGCAGCGACTTCCGCGGTTGCTGATCAGTTGATGGAATCGCCCCTGCAACAGCCGGCAATACCTCGACCACGATTGATGCAGGACGAGGCGAACGACCTGTTTGCCGGCAGAATCGACCAAGACCAGTACAACCGCTTGATGGGTGAGTCGGGGAGGGCGCCAGTTCCTCGGTCAGAAGACCACCTGACAACCTTGCGCGACCGCATGCCTCCGGGTTTTTCCAACAGCCCGGAGCGGATTGCGGCAAAGGGTTTGGATGACCTTTCCCCGGTTGTTGGTATGCCGGTAGGGGCCCGTCTGGACATCAATGAGTACGCGCGGAATAACCCTGTCGTCACGTTGCACGGGAAAGACGGGCTCAACTACGCCCGAGCTGTTCAGCTCCTGCCGGACGAAACAGGCAAAGTAAGTTTTGGGCTGGCCGGAGGAAACAAAACAAACGTAAAATCGCCTTTGGAAGAGTACCAGTTTTCTGCCGGGCCTCGGGGCCCGGCAGCAGTTGCGGCGGGAGAAGCCAGTAAAAACTCGTGGGCCGTGGTTGCGGGTCGGGTGGGGGCTCTCACGTCCCCGGATCAAGTGCTTAGCGAGATTCAAGCGAAGATGCGGGATCCGCAATGGCGGCAGGTTGGGTACAACCCCGAGCGGCACTCCTACTTCTACCTGTCGGACGACCACCGGTCGCGTGTTGTTGACGCCGACGAGGTGCTGCAATTCGGCGACTTTGTTTTGGCGAAAAACCCGCGCACGGAGATGATGTCTTCTGAAGGCGTTCGAGACCGTTTGGCGGCGGCTGGGGTGGGTCCGGAAGATGCCGACCCGCGGATGCTGTACCAGTCTCCATTAAATCCACAGAACACTCTGATGGATGATAAAAATTGGGTGTTTGTTCATGGGGGTAGTAACTGGCGAGATTTTGACAAAAGCTTTCTTGGATCCGGGGAGCCCGGAGGACTACGCCCTCTGGGAAATGGGCTGTACGGGTACGCAGCCAGAAACGACGAAGAATTGTTAAGAGCTATTTCAGGCGCCAAGGTGTACGCCAACGAGTACGGAGGGGGCGACCCCCAAATACACTTGTTTTCTATACAACCTCCGGTAGGCCACACGTCGTGGGCGGGGCAACACGCTCCGGACTATCTATTTACAGACACACAAAAACGTATTGGAGACCTGTACGAACACGCAAACTCTCTCCCCGTCGGGAGCGAACGATCGGCTGCGTTTGCTGAGGCCAGAAGGCTCAGTGACGCAAATAAAGTAAACTATAGGCTAAGAGTGGAGATGCTCCCAGCCCAAGGCGATGGGTTTCCGGGGCTTATTGAGGCCGCAGTCCACGACCCGTCGTTGCTTAACAGAATAGGTATGGCGCCCGCCAACACACCAAACGAAAAAATAGCGAGGTTGTTGGCCGGATTGAACCCAGAGGGACCCGACCCGAACCTCTACACGCAATCGCCGCTAGCCGACCAAACACCTCGAGGAGCTATTCAATTCAGTCCGGACGGGACAACGTTGATGGCTTTTGGTCCGGATCCGTCAACAGCACCGCACGAGATGTCCCACTACCTGCGCCGCCGGTTTATGCCGGGCAATCCGTGGACTCGAGACCGAGAGGAAGCCTTTGCCGGAGGGTTCGAGAACTTCGCCGCAACAACATCCACCAGCAGCCCTGCGATGTCTGCGGCGTTTCAGTACTTCAACCAAGAAATCCCGAAAGTGTACGACCCGCAAATGGGCTACCGAAATCTCCCGGCCAGAGGCGGGTACGACTACGCAGATCTTCTGGGTGTCACCGAAACCGCCTCGCCACTGGACCCGAAGCAGGCTCCTGACCTAATCACACCGGCTGGCATGGCGTTGGTTCGCAATCTGCTGTCCCGGTTCAGCCAACATGGTGGGATATGACAGATCAGCTCACACAGGCTCTGATGGCCGCCGCCAGACTCCTCCAGCGGGGGAACGACGGCCTTGAAATCTTCCGGCCAACATCGTACCAAGAGCCAGTGATTCTAGCCAAAGCCACAGAACATCTGGTGCAGGGGGGCACGCGGTCTGGCAAGAGCACCATCGTCGCCGCGCTCATAGCTGCGTACGCCCGAAACAGACCCATCACGTTTTCCGACGGGTCTAAGCACAATATCCGCGAGAAGGCGTGGGCTAATCGGCCCGTTGTTGTGTGGCTTGTGGGGCTGCAGCTCAGCCACATCGGCCAAACGCTTTACCGCCTGCTGCGGCAGCCTGGGGCGTACGACTGCGTGCAAGACCCTGTGACAGGGAAACTACGCGCGTGGCAACCCGGTGTTGTGCCCGGGGACGACAAGATCGGTCCGGACGGCAGAGTGCCAGCACCTCCCCTGATCCCCGACGAAGAGGTCATAAACGAAACCTGGGAGAACAAGGCCGAGCACAAGCTCACCAGTATGACCCTACGTAATGGCTCCATGATATACGCATTTGCTTCGACCGCAAAGGTCAAGCGCGGCGACCCGGTGAACATCCTGTGGATCGACGAAGAAATCCAGTTTTCCGAGTACTACTCGGAATGGCAGAGCCGTCTCAGCGACCGCAAAGGCAGGCTGTATTGGACGTCGTGGCCAGACTTGAAGACCCCGGCGTTGTTGAGACTATGCGATCGTGCCAAAACCCAAGCCCGCGAGGTCGCCAGAGGGGAGAGAAAAACCGCGGACGTCGTCAGGTTTACTTTTGTCGGGTCAAACTCCCCGTTTGTCGATAAGGACGAAATCCGAAAACGGTCTGAAGGTTGGAGCGAAGCCGAAAGACTGGCTCGAGATTTTGGGGAGTTCCCCACGGAAGGAATATTGGCGTACCCGGAATTCAGCGAGGACCTCCACGTCGTTGATTACGGAGATAACGACGACATGAACGACAGGGTCACTGACGTCATGCGACGCCTGAACGGGACGGTTCCTGACGATTGGCCGGTCGATTTGATACTGGACCCCGGAACAACCAGCCCCGCCGTGTTGTGGTGTGCGATCCCGACGCCCGATTACTGGGACTGCGGAATGCCCTACTACATCGTCTACCGGGAGATGAACATTCCCCGTATCGACGCTCGTGACATGGCGCTGCGGATCAGAGCGATAGAACCCACCCGCACCTACGCCCGGTTCATCATCGACAAAAAAGCCGGCGCCCAAACACCGATGGGTTTTGCACATCGGGTAGCCTACCAATACTCTCAGGAATTCCGGGCCGTTGGTGTCCGCAACGTGGCCACGGGTTTTGAGTTCATGCCGAGCGAGCACGTCTGGGCGGTGCGAACACTCAAACTACGTGCGTGGATGCGGGGTCGGGTCGATTGTCCTCGACCGCAGTTGCGGATCTACGCCCGCTCTTGCCCTAAGCTGATAGACCAGCTCAAATCCATCCGGAAAATGCTTCGCCGGGACGAGGTGCAGGACAAGATCGCCGAAGGGCAAGTGCATGACGTGCTCGACACTCTGGAGTACTGGGCGGGTTCCGACCCAACCTTTCGCGTGGTGAGCCCCGAATCCAGAAACAACCCAGGGTTGCGGATGTTCGAACAGGAAGGTATATTTTGGCAGAACCTGTCGGGGAACAACTCCCCTGCAAAACAGATGATCATGTTAGGCGCTCCGGGGGCAGTATGAGACAAGAAATTTTGACGCGGTCGTTTTCAGTCCCGATCCCAAACGGCGGGCACCAGTCTGTGCCGGTCACGCTGGGGGACACAGTGTGGTATTTCCACCGGGGAGATATGACAGCGAGACCCAGCGTGGCGACTGTCGTTGAGCTGTGTGATCAGGGACAGGTGAGTCTGACTGTGTGGGATCAGGGAACCAGTTCTTGGGTGTCAAAAACTGGCGTGTGCATTTTCGGCGACGAGCGGTTGACCAACGTTAATGTCCTTAACAGAGGGGTGTGGCTGCCGCGGGCGTTGTGGCCACAAATCATTGACACATGATCACATACGAACAGGTACAGCGTGCGCTGCTGGGGCCATTGGTGACGCAGTGGTCTGCCCGGCTACAGGCGGCAAAAGCGGCCAAGAGCCGTTTTGACACCTGCGCGCGCCTGTGCCGCAAGTTCTACGGGTCGGACCCGGGGGCTCAGTGGGGTGACGATGTTCGCAAGGAGTTCTACCCGCAAGTCCCCAAGCCGCAGTTTGCGATCTCCATAAACAAATCGTTTGAGCTTGTCTCGGTGATTGGGCCGAGCATGCTATGGCGTAACCCTCGGAGGCAAGTCCATTCGATAACACCGCCGTCCCAGACCGAGATACTCTCGCAGGTGTTTGGTGTTCAGGACGAAGCTTTTCTCCAGCAGATGCAGGCAATGGAGCAATCTCAGTCGGCGACTACCGCTGTGCGGGACAAGCTGTGTGAGAAAGTGCTTAACTACATGCTGGACTCGCACCCGACGGGCACGGCTTTAGCCGAAGCACAGCTCGTGGTCCAAGATGCGTTGGTGTCGGGCCTTGGCCTTTTGTGGACCGAAACCTACACTCACAGGGCTGACGGATCCCCTATGGTGGGCTCATTCGCCGGTCGGCAGGATGAGCTACTGATCGACCCGGACTGTCGCGACGCGACGCGAGCCTCAGCAAAGTGGATCTCGAGGACGCACGTCGAACCTGCGTGGGTGGTCGAGAGGCGTTTTGGTTACCCCCCGGGGTATTTAGCCGGAAAAGGCACCAGCGTGAGCGCGGAGTGGGCGTGGCAACAGAGCCAAGTCCAGCAATCCCATCAGTACTACCAAGACATGGTCGAATGGCACGAGGTCTGGAGTTGTGGCGGGATCGGCGCTCGTGTGCATGGGATAGACGCGGCCTTGGGTCAAGCGATGGATGAGGTCGCTGGGGAATACTGTTACATTGCGTTTACCAAAAACCTGCCTCACCCGTTGAATCTCCCCCCGACTCTGGTCGAACAAGCTCCTCCTGATGCGATCCGAGAAGCACTGCGGTGGAGGACATCTCGCTTTGGGAGCGTCTTCGAATGCTGGAAAGACCGCCGGTGGCCCTGTGAGTTCCTGGAGTTTTACCCGCTAGCCGGAAGTCCGTGGCCGATAGCGCCCTTGGCACCGGGCCTGCCCTACCTGTTGGCGATGAACATCCTGCTTGTCAGTCACCTGCAGATGAGCTACGACCGTCGAAGAGATATAATCGGCGTTTACGAGCACATGGCGCAGCAGGTCAACGAGGCGCTTAACAGCGAAGCCACACCCTGCGTTATCAAACTGACCTCAGCAGCTCAGCAGTCCATTTCTGAGGTGATGACGTACCTGCAGAGGCCCGCGGTCGGGGGCGACTTGTTGCAGTGGGTCGAGTACCTTGACAGGCAATTCCAGAAGGCCACTGGGCTTGACGACCTCAGCTACGGGATCGCAACAAAGCAATCCCGCGTAGTTGCTGATGTGCAGTTGCGACAACAAAAGAGTGCGGTCCGGCCAGACAAAATGGCGGAAGACGTTGCCGAATTCCTTCGCCGCGTCGCTACCAAAGAGCTGTGGTTGTGCGCTCAGTACGTAACCGGGGAGTCCCTGACTCCTCTGCTTGGCCCGTACGGTTCTCAGGTGTGGGAGCAGCAGGTCCGTGCTATCCCGTTTGAGCAGCTCGTCAGGCAGTTTGACGCTTCCGTCGAGGTCACGGAAATGCGGCGTCCCGACAACGACAAAGAGATCGCAGACCACGAGAGGATCCTTCCGTTCCTGCTGCCGGTGCTGCAGTCGTACGCTCAGACTACAGGGGACACCACGCCCCTGAACAATCTGACGCAACGGTATTTCAGTGCGATGCAGTTGAAAGACCCTGCCGCGTTTGTCATGCAGGGGTGGTCACAGCAGCCAGACCCGGCAGCGATGCAGTTGCAGCAGCAGATGACGGCGGCTCAGTTGGCGAAACTTGCAGCAGATACGGACGAAACCCGCGCCAAAACCACGGCCCGACTGGTGGATGCGAATTTCAAATCGCAGGGGGCTACTGCCCCGGCGATGCAGCGAATGCGGTTCGCCGAACTGCAGCACGCACAAAAGATGAGGCAGCAGGACGAGACCCACATTCAGAATCTGTTGTTCGCGCAAGAGCAAGCCGAAATGGAAAGGAATAACCGTGTCCAGTAAACCCCCACAGCGGTACAGTCGTTTGTCGGATCAGTCTGAGTTTGAGGCGGTGTGGGCCTGCGGGCCGGAAGCCGTGGCGTTCTTTGACACCATAGTAGCCCGCGAGGGCGTGCGTATGGCGGCCATGCTGGCGTGTCGGAAGGCCCCCACAACCGGGGTCGATGATCGCATGGTGATGGCGAACGAGGGCAATGTCGAGAAAACGTTCCGGGGTTGCCCTGAGATGTTGGCGCTGTACCGCAAAAACTACCGGGCAAAAACCGGCGAGGATTTGCCAGCCGACGCTGTGGTGTACCGCGGCCTGGTTGAGTACCCCGGGGACCCTCGTGCGGTCGTCACCCACAAAAACTCTCTGCAGAGTGTGCAGGAGTATGCTCGGGAGCGGGGCCGCGATGTGCAGGGCGACTGGGAAGTAGTCGGCGACCAAGTCACGCCCACCCCGCAGATTGTTCGCATGGCCCCTGACATTGTTCAGAGGTATATGAACGAATACCGTCAGGAGCAGCCAGACACGTACCGCAATGTGTCGGATGCAGACCTGAAGGAAGAGGTGATTTACCAGCACACCAAGCTGGTAACCGCTGACGACGTTCGAAACGCACCCACGACACTGGAGCAGTGCGCCAAGGTTTTCAAAGATGCTACTTAGCTTTGCGGACGTCATGAGTTTTTTGGCCACCCAGCTCGACACCATACTGTCGGGCAGTCTGGAGCAGCGCGTACGTAACGCTGTGCAGATGGCGTGGGGGCGCATGCACACTCTCGCAAGCTGGAGTTACTTCCACCGTTCGGGAGTGCTGCGGGTGTATCCCGGCCAAAACACAGGCACTGTGTCGTTCTCCAAAAACACCGGGTTGGTCACCCTCACCGGGAACACGTTTCCGGAGATGGCTCCTACCCAACACCTTCTCATAGATCGCACGTGGTACCCTATTTTCCGTAGGCTCAGCTCTACACAGGTTGAGCTGTACCCAGAGACCAGACCTGCCGTAGACCTGACTAACGTGAGTTATGTGCTGCAGCAGGTACTGTACCCCCTACCTGCTGAGGTAAGTGATGTCATAGTGGTGTACGAAGGCCACCAAAACATCCGGATGTGGCGGGTTTCTCCGACAACAGCGTTTCAAATCCAAGAGGGGTTTTCGTGGTCGCCGACGTTGCCGACGCAGTATTCGATTTTTGCGGACCCCCGGCACCCTGGGCGATGGTGCCTGTGGATACCGTGCGAGATCTACACACCCACAGAACTGGCGTACATGTACCAAGCCCGACGCCCGTCGCAGTTACTTGTCCGGGAGTCGAGAGGAACGGTCAGCGTTGCCGACGGGATCGCCACCTTTTCAGACCCGATAGTGACACCCGCTTTTGTTGGTGCGGTGTTGAGGCTGTCGGCTAGCGCGACGACACCCCCTGTCGGCTCGTACGGCGATTACGCACAAGACCCGTCGGTCTTAGAAACCCCCGTGTCGGAAATGCTGGTGACAGCGTTCTTATCCTCCACGCAAGTGCGAGTGTCAGACACAACCGCATCGGCGAGCGGGGTGGCTTACGTGGCGTCCACCCACATTGACTGCGCGGGCGGGGCCATGCAAAGCCTGGTGTTCCGCTTAGCCGAAGACGAATATGGCACACGCCCGGTGGGGAACCACAACGAAAAACTGGTGTCGAAGTCCAATCTCGCGGACGCAGTCCGCGAAGCCTTAGCCGCGGATAACCGAAACGTCACCAACATGCGTTCTGAACTTCAGTATTGGTACGGGCTGCGGCTGAAGGATATCGGATATGTCGTCTCCTGAAACGAGAATCCTGTCTCGCACCCTGACGATTCTGCAGACCTTGGCCGCACAAAACAAATTTGTGCCGGTCGAGGGGGAGCGGTGCCGGCAGGTTCACCCTTCTGCAATCCGCCAAGTCCGAGCGTTGGAAGGGTCCGAGCAGACACGCACTTCGAGCGGTGTAGGGAACATCCCGTTGCCGGCCATTCTTGTGTCGGCGTTACCGGTTGACACAGCCACCCCGTCCGGCGTCTCGACAGCGGATGACGAGATTGTTCGTGTCGCTATCCTCATCGTCGAGAACTGCCCTCAATCCAATTTGACGACGTTCGAGTCTTTTTCTCAGTGGCAGTCAATAATCCGCCAATCGCTTTTGACCACACCCAATCCGTTCTTGCAGGACGCCAGTCCAACAGAGTATGATCCTTACGTTGTTCAGACCGTGCGACGCACGAGCGTAGACCCTGCATCGTTTGTGCGGAGTGCTCAAGTTGTGGCACAGTTTGTGTTTCAGGTTATGGTGCGGCACCCTCGTGGAGCGTGAGACATGCCAGTAAGCACGGGCGTCAGCAGTCGGGTCAGTATCGGAGGAAACGCTTTCTGTTTCGCTTCGTTTGAAGACAGCTCGACGCAAGAGCGTGTGGTAAACCCGTCGGCTATTTGCGGTAGTCGCGATCCGATTGTGCAGCGGGTAGCCACTGGCCGCAAGCTGGTGCAGTTCCAGCTCACACACGACGCTACTCGACCGATCCTTGACCAACTGCTCGCGTTGGCCGGCACTACTCGCACGGGAGCCGGTACGCAGGCGTCTCCGTGGTTGTACACGGCGAATGAGTCTGTAGGCACCACCGAGATCTGCGTTGACAAGGTTGGCGCTAAGCACAAATACACGTCTTGCCGACTGCAGCGGTTGGTGTTGCGCGGTCAGGTCGGCACTATGCCTATCCAAGCCGAGTCCACTTGGATTGCGACAGATGAAATTGAGGACGCCGCGTTCTCGTTTGTGGACGGGACCGTTGACAACCTGATCGCATTCCCGGGGGCGGATCTTACTGTCGGCGGGGTGGCCGCGGCCCATGACCGCTACGCTATCGTGATTGACAACAGGTTGGTGCCGAGCTGGAATGCCAGCGAGACGGTGACCGACGTCGGTCCCGGGCCGCGACAGGTACTGCTGGCCTTCGCTTGCCCGTACATCGCAGCGAACAAAGACCACTACTGGCTGAACCGAGCTGTCACGCCCCGCGCTTTGTCTCACCGTATCACTAACGGGAACGACTCTCTCACATTCAGCATGGGGTATGGCGTGCTTGTGCCCCAAAGCCCGTCGGTGCCGGGCGCTACGGAAGAGATCAGGATCAACGAAACATGGGAGGCGTACCGAAGCGGCAACGACCCGGCGTTTACGTTTTCGCTGTACGGCACTTGACGAGGTTTTGAGATGACCCCCACACTGATACCCGCGGAGATTGATGACGGGGCGACAGCAGCCGTCAATCTTAAGTCCAGAGCGGCTGAGATGTCGCCTGTGCTGTACGTCAGATCCACGGTCGGATTGGTGGAACCGACAGAGCTGTTTGCCGCGTATACGAGGTTCGATAAAAACAGGCGTTGGCTTTTGCCGGTATTCCAACCCCCGTACGTTTTCACGTTACGTCCGGTCGATTCCATCGAAGACCTTATCAAAACGGTGGTCTCCAGTAGCGAAGATTTTATCGCAGTGTTGCAGGCGATGGCAAAACCCGCCTTGACGCCTGAGCAGGTTCGAGATCACGCTGTCATGCAAGCCCAACAACCAGAGGTCAGCCGCTTCTCGTGTAGTCTGTGCTCGGAATACCGAGTCGATCTGGTACACTTCACAGTGGGGCTCGACCACTCGGGGCAACCGTACAAACTTCCGCCGGGGAGTGTGCCGCATTGCCTGACACCCGGAGGGTCCTGCGCCAAAGGCAGCCCTGAGGTCAGCTTGGGGGTGTCAAACCCGCAGTTTCGGAAACTGTGGCAACATTATTGGACGTACCGGTTTCAGGTCCATAAACTCAGCAACTGCCCGAGATATATGACATACCGCTCAGTCTTAGACAATGTGGTGCAGCGTGGAAACAATCCCGGAACTGATCCGCTTGCTGGCCGAGGCGCCTCCCGAGGAGCGGGTTTTACCAAACCCGATGGATCTTCTTCACGCGGCGCAGTTTCGCCTCCAGACGTCCCGTGCCTCTTCTGTGGGAACCCAGCCTGTCAGTCCGGCGAGTGTCGCAAGTAATGAGTACGGAAGCGTAACACCCGCGTTGCCGGCCACACAGCAGCAGATTGCGACCCCTGTCGCAGGGGTCGCCACGAATGTGCAAACCAGCGCCGCTCCGGCGGTCGGCACCCAGCGGCCTGAATCTACCGGTCGAGTTGCTACAGCTCGACCGTCAGAACCCGCGACGGCTGCACCTGCATCGCCAATCTCGGCAGTTTTTCAGACGGTCGGTCCGGCTAAGCCCTCTCGATATGAGTGGTACACTCAAAACCCTGCGGAGGTAAACGCACCCCGAGAGGCTGTATCCCCGTTCGCAACGCCGGCAGAGCGGGAAGCGTCCCGGCAACAGTCCGCGGAATTCGCGGCGGCACGGTTCGTGTCCGCCCCTCCTGCAGAATACACCCCGGCCAACCAATCGCAAGGCGCGATTGCAAAAGTTGTATCTCCGGAGTACGCCGCCGGCGTGTTGGCCACCGCAGCAATACCTCGCCCGAACGTCGGAGATCCCGCCAACCCACAACAGCCGTATATGGTAAGCGGCGTGCAGGTGACGCCCAATATCCGAGTAGATTTTGTAGTACCCCCGCCAACTGTTTTCGATGCAAAGGCGATGTTTGAGGCTGCTGACAGACTCACCGCTCGGACGGCACCCAACGCCCCGACCGACGTTACGCCGAGGAATCTGTTTCAGCCCCCCGTCGCCGCGGGAGTCGAAAGCACGTCTGAGATGGTGTCGCAGCATTTTGTGTCACGTCAGTCGAGTCAGTTAGACAGGAGGTACTGACGTGATTTTCAAATACGGAAACTACGCCCACGACAACTGTGAGTGCGGGTTGCGTGTCGCTGCTACGGCGATTATGGACGGCTACCGCCGCAGGATGGGCACGATTTTTGAGTACACTATCGTGGGCGTCAAGATCGTACCGACTCAAGCCACCCCAGATCAGACCAAGGCCTTGTTGACTACCGCCCTGCAGAGCTTGGAAGCGGCGTACGCGGTTGATAACCAAAACTGCGGTCTGTATTTGCCCGACGGCGTTACGGCCACAGCTCACGTGTTGACCAGCGCAAACACCTTCGGCGGTGTCAAAGTTATCCAACCCCCCACATACATCGAAGGGCCGTGGACCGGCCAAATCGAATACCTCAACCGCAGGTCTTACTCCATCGTCCTGCGTGCAGAGGTTCGCACTGGGACAGGCGTGCATTCCTACCGGGAGAGGCTGACCATTAAAGGCAACGGCGGCCCGCGGTGGCGGTACAGCCCCCAAGAGGTCGGCGACCCACAGAAGCAGACACTCCAGACTGCGACAACATTTTTCTACATACAAGAAGGCCAAGCGATCGGGCGTCAGGCATACCCAACACCCCCAGCCCCACTGTTCCCTACTCTCGAGCACGGCCCTCTGCGAGAGTTGGCGTACGACTCGCCCCAGGATTTGAACGCAGCAGGGAACCCCGAGATGTACCCGATCTCGTGGAAGTATGTGCAGGAGGCCACGGTGTCCCAATTGTTTCCCGGGTTTCTCCCTCCGTAATCTGAGGTCAACATGCCGTGGTCGTTTCCGGGTATATCGTACCCGTGCGAGATGGTGTACACGCAGCATTCCGGTTTTGATCCCGACAAGGTTCAACTACGCGCCTTGCCGCAGATCGGGAACTTTCCGACGTCAGGCACTTTGACGATGGTGTGGGGCGGGACCACAATCACTCTGCCGAATTGCGTCGTAGACGTGGCCTCGTTTAAGTTGGTCGAGGGTAAATTCCTAGACATCATCCTGCTCGACAGACGCGACCATTGGTCGCGTCTACCAACGATCTCTGGAGACTACAACCTGGTGATGGGCGGAAAGCGCGTCACGGCTACGGAGAAAAACCTGCGGCAGATCGCGACGATATTGTTGACGGCTATGGGGGAGCCCAGTGCTGACGTGTCTGTGTTGCCGACCAACGTCTACCCCCGAGTCACGTTCGAGCAGGCATCTCCTGCGGTGCATCTTCGCAAGCTGTTAGAGGATCGAGGGTACACAATCGCTTTGAACTTTGGCAATGAGCCTGTGAAGGTGGTACGGCTTGGTACTGGGGCGACGTTGCCGACGAATGACGTGTTTCTGCGTACCGAAGGCCTCGACCCAAAAGTCGCCCCCCGCTACGTGCGCACTGTGTTTGGTCGAACGTGTATGCAGGCTCGTATGGCGTTAGAGGCTGTAGGCCTAGACACTGACGGTCGCTGGAAGCCGATTGACGACCTGTCCTACAAGCCTGCTGGCGGGTGGGGTACAACATCTCCGTACGCCCTGCAAGACGAAGACAACAGCATCACGGCTCAAACTCGAGAGACCAGCCTGGGCTTTGTTCGCAGGGCCTACAGGATTCGAGGGTTTGTCAACGACACGGCACAAGCCCCCACGTGGGTGTTGCCGTTCTTTGGTACGGCTGTTCCGGGGTTGGACTTCATCCTGCCGCTCCAATCCGGGCTGTTGGAAAAGCAGACGATACGTGATTGGGATACGCGAGGCTGGCCGCGGGTCTACGGCAAGCGGACAAAACGGTTGTCGTGGCAGGATCCCACATTCGCGGCGGGAGAGGACCTGCAGGACACTGCGGTGACGGATCAAGTCACAGACTTTTTCCGAACAGAGCCGGAGTACGGGATGGTGATATTCTCGGAGCCGCAGGTGATCTTCAACCCGACCAGCAACTATTTTGAGCCCGCCCAACTGTACCTCGAATGTGCCTTTCAAATCCGCAGCCCCTCCACGTACGCGACACACCAGCAGTTCGTGGATGTCGATGTGTACCCGCAGGGTAGCGGATACGCTGTGGTCTCGGGCGAGTCTCGGTTTGAGATCATCGCCAACTATTCAGGCAATCACGCAATGACCGGGCAAACCACAAACCAGACAGATCTGCAGACAATTGCCGACAGCAACGCAACGGCAGTGTCTGGCCTTTACGCCACAGGAGCCGCCCAGCAAGTAGTGTATTCGCAGCCACAGTTGACTCTGCGATGCGACGGCGCTATTCTGCAGGTACAGCATGTGCTGACTTGCGGAGAGTTTGAGCACGCGGTGAACCGCACCGTTGCTTCTCGAAACTGGGAATTCGACCGGGGGATTCCTTCTCGTCGGGAGAGACGCGTGGCGGCAATGGCGGAATACTCAGTGAGAGATTTGGACCAAGCCCGACTGGATACCGTCGATGGTTGAACCAACATACTCGAGAGCCCCAGCAGAGCCGCAGTACGCGTTGAGGTTTCGAAACGTGTCTGGAGAGGCCATACCTCCGTATGCGGTTATGAGTTTTCGCTCAAACCCGGTAGCCGGAATTCTCCAGGCCAACAAGCCAAACGCTACGGGTTCCGCCCTGTATTTGGTCAACGGTGCCCGCCCGATAGCAGCGAACACGTTCGGTGAGGCGTACCTCTGGACAACACCCCGGAGGGTAAAGATAATAGGGGCTCCGGATGCGGGGTCCTTGGTCGGCCCGATCCCAGGGTCTTGGGGTATTGGCCGGGGCGGTGGTGGTTTTCGCGTGCTGTATCCCGCCCCGTCTGCGGACACGACCGCGGTTGTTATTGCGACAGGCGAGGCTACGCCGAAATACTTCGGACGGTTGAGCGGAAACCTAGCAGCGTCTTCCAACCCCGCGAATGCCCCCGCAACGGCATCGTTTCGGGTGTGGCGGAGAACGCCGGCGGGAACGTTCGAAGACTCTGGTGAGAACATCACGGTGTTCAGTCGAATGAAGAACATATCGATTGTGTCCGGAGCTTGGGCGGAGGCGGAAATGGTTGACGGGGAGTGGCGGCTGTACGTAGCAGATTGCGGGTGATGCGATGCAGCTCGGGCGATGTTGTAAGTGCAACCAAAACCCGGTCACGGACTTTGTGCATAGGCACTTACGGGCGGTCGGGCCTTTACCTTCAGAACTTGGTACGGACACCGGGCAGTATGTGTGGGGGCCTTTCAACATACGCACTCAGTCGGTCAACTCAAATCTGGCTCTTGAGCCATACAGAAATAGGGTTGGGTATTATTTGACACTACCGCCGGGCGTAGTGGCAAACCCCTACCCCACGTCAACAGCAGTATTAGCGCAGCCTTTTCGGTATGAGCTGCACGATTGGTCGGAGGGTTTCTACGGGTTTCTGCAAAGGCAGAACAACCCTTTTAGTCCGTACCCGTACAACCACGACAACCAGTACCCACAACCGTACGATGCGTCTAGGAGAACGGGTACTGTATCTGACTTAGGCACATACAACACGTACCAAAAGGCTCCACCAACGAAAAAGTATGTATCAGACAGCATAACTCATTTGCAGAATTTTTCTGCGACTAGGGTGCGGTGGTCTGTCAGGAGCCAAGGCAATGATAGGCTGCTCCGAAGAATTGGTTTCCCCGTGATAGGCGGGGTGTATGTAAACGTTAAGGGGGTTCTACAACTCGCATACGGCGTAGGCAACGGCACGACGTATGCGCGTTTGCTGGCGGATGGTGTGGACGTCACGGGGGTTGTCCAAGTAAAATCTCCAGAGTTCGGGGACGCAAGCGAACTTAGATGGTTTGACGTAGAGCTGGCCGCGCACCGAGGGAAAACAATACACATCGATCTGTGGCACGCGGCTACTGTACACCCAGCCCCGGGGTCTGCCGGGGGGTTGGTCGATCAGGTGGGGTATATTGGCTCTTGGCCCGGAGAAAACATTGTCGAAGTGGGGGGCTTCACAAGGTCTTCTGTGTTTCAAAACTACAAGATTGTTGTTGCGGGGCCTTTGGTTGGTGGGGTTTCGCAAGCCATTGTGGGCACACCACCAACCGGGTGGTTTTACGACGGCCTAGCAGGTGCTGAGTTATTCGGGGTGTGGCCTTTTCCTGAGGTCACGTCCAACTCTGGCGAAGGGTTTAGGTTCGTAAGCAACAGCGAGGTTCCGATAATTCAAGTTTTCAAACCCACACCGGGCGCTGTGTCTGGTTCTGTTGCAAAACGAGTCGTGTGGTATGCACCACAAAATAACAACAAGTTTTCAGATCTGGTTATGCCCAGCGGATATCGGCACACCCAAGGGGAGTGGAACCAGTCTGGGTCAACAGTGTTCGTACCCTACGCCCAAGGGTTTTACCACCAGCCTTCTCTCAACCTACCGCCACAGCAGTGGAAAGACTTTGCAGGATCCGGAAACACCCCACCTTCGTGGACCCCGGGCGATTCTATCTATTCAGACTTCCCCACATCAATAACAGTGAGCCCCCCGTAAAATGGCAATCTCCCTACCACTGACGTCGTCTTGGTGGACAGCCTCCGATTGGCTGAACCCAGACGCTCCAACTTTTTCTTTGGCCGGCACGGGAACCGTCGAGTATGCGTGGTCTGTCGGCATGCCTCCGTCAACTTTTTACGGAGCACCGCTGATCAGTCCAAACGCGTACGGGATGCCCTCACCCATTGCTGGGGCAAAACTGTACCTCCGCATTACTTCCGGTTCCGTCACGATCTACTACGATAAAAAGGACGGCCCCTCATTCTCGCTAACGTTGTCGGGCAACGCGTTCACCGGAGGTGCAGGCAGCGATACTGGGTGGGTTCAGACCCCCACACCGACCGCGGGGTTTGACAACATCACGCCCCGAGCCGCGGCCAACCCGTATGAGTTTGCCACGTACGCTCACGTCCCGGCACCCGGCCTGTTGGTCACGGACACGATTCAATTCGCCATTGCCGTGTTCGTTGCCGACTACTTCGTGCCGAATCGCACGTTCCGGGTGCGTGCGTTGAAGTACGCCACGGACCAGTCCGGGTCGATCACGAGCTGGGCTACCCTCATCGGCAAGACGACCACGACGGCGTATGCCGACTGGACGACGAACACCACCCCTTGGATGACGTTCGACATCAAAGCAATACTGGATGAACTGAAAGCGGTGACCGGTTGGTCGGCAACATCCCCCATACAGTTGCTGATCCGAGATATCGGATCAGCAGCAGCGGGTGCGGACACCCGAGTCTCACTGGATCTTGGGGTAAACGCCGCTCGGGTGGCCATTACTCTGACGTCCGGTGGCGGCCCCACACCCCCAGACCCTGGTCTCGGCGGGCCGTGACCACGATCTCTGGACTACGCCAGCGGTCGGTGGTATCGTACGCAACGCCTCTTCTTTGGAGCTAATGATGGCACGCCCTATCGCGTCGTTTTTTCCGGTCGTACCTGCACAACCCTCCCCGGGCCCGCCAAAAGGTGTCAAGGGGGTAAAAGCCGCGGCGAAAGCCGTGCCTGCCCCAACACCTGCACCAGCGGCTGCAAAGAAGGCGGCGAAGAAGGTTCCAACCCCCGCTGCGTCGAAGCCTGCGGCACCGGCTACGAAAGCTGCTAAGAAGACCACCCCACCAGCGTCGCCACCCGCTTCGGCCACCCCGGCACGCAAACCCCGCGCCACTAAGAAGACTCCTTCTGAGGTACTCAGAGACGTGGGCGGAGGTATGGCAAACCCCTTGCCTGGCCAACGAGGTTTGTTTGACGACAATTCCGCACCGCCTCCCGCACCAGCACAAGCAGCACCTGCACCGGCACAAGCAGCACCTGCACCGGCACCGGCACCGGCACCTGCAGCCGTAAAAAAACCGCGGGTGGTAAAGCCGAAACCTTCTGCACCGGCGGGCATGCAGAGCCCGTTGGCGCCCCCGGAGCCCCCTGCTACGAGAAGGCTCTCTGACGATGAGATAGACTCAATGCAGACACTCGACGGCAAAAAATATTTGACGGAGGTGGAAGCAGCCATGCAGCTCGGCATGAGCGTGGACGCACTCCGTCAGGCCCGGGAAAAGTATCACAGTACCCCGACAAAGCTCGCTTTTGAGGACTACCAAGAGTTGATCAATGGGAGAATAGATGACGAGGAGTTCGCTCGGGTGGCGACGGCAACGCCTCGGAGCTCTTCGCCGCAGCCAGCCGCCATGGACAGCCCGCTGTCACCCCCGGCCAGTGCGCAGAGTTCGTTTTCGCCAGATGATGATCTTAGTGCGATGTTGGCGGCAGAGCCAGATCCTTTGCCTACGTCGTCAACCGTAACTACGGCAGGACCATTGCCGCCCCAGCCACCACCGCCTTTGCTGCCCGTACCGGGTCCGCCGCCGGGGGCGATACCAGCAGCGGTGGCTCCTCCGCGAACGTCTACTGTCGTGCCAGCACGAACGCCTACTGTCGTGCCAGCACGAACGCCCACAACCCTTTCGCCGCCCCTCCCACCGCCGCGGTCTGCGGGCGCACCGCCGATTACCGCACCTGCGGGCGCACCGCCGATTACCGCACCTGCGGGGGCCCAGCGGTCTGTGCGAGGTGTTGGGGCTCTTGGGCTAGGTCTGGCTGCAGGGGCTCTGGGCTATGGGTTGGGTGCGTCCGGCAACAACGCGGCGACCGAACAAGATCGTCAGACCCAAGACCTCATACGACTGCATCAGGCCTTGCAACCGGGCGGTCCTTCGCCGGTAGTCCCCGCATTACCGGCACCAAGCGGTTCTGTTGCAACCCCCTCGCCTTTCGAGCCACCGGCAGCCGCTACCTCGCCCGCACAAGGTGCCCCCGCTACGGGAGTCGTGCCTGCCGGACCGCGAAATCTCGGTGTGACAAACTATAATCCGGATGAGGGAGGACCACCTACGTACTCTACGCAGGGGTATCTCGGGCCGGTGGTCAGGAGATATTACGGCCCCAAGATTGAAGGGGAACAAGCCTATGACGAATATGCCCCACGGTCTTTACCGCAAAACAGGTCTCCTCTGTCGCTTGCTATGAGTCTCGGATACCCCTTAGCCGGAATCGGCAACGCTATTCAGATGGGCTTGAACCTCGCCCCCCAAGCAATACGGGACTCTCAGCTGGGCTATTGGGGTGATAGCAGTACCTCCGCAATAGACGCCGCGGTGCAGCAGTCGCAGATGGATAATCCGTTAACGCCACGCGGGGGGTATGACTCAGCGCAAGCTGTGCAGTCCATCGATCAGAACTCCGACGCGTTTACGCAGGGCCTAAACGTTTTGCGGCAAAGAGGGTTCCGGGATAATCCGAACCGTGCGGCGGCGTTGCTGGCGGACGCGCAGGGGTACAACCCAAACGTCCTGCGGTCAGCAGCCCAATCCCTCGGCGGATACGACACCCGCTGGTCCCCCGGCGGCGAGTTTAACCCAAACCAGTCACCGCTGTCGGAAGCGGAGATGGCTGGTATTCGTAACACCGAGCAATACCGGCAGGGGTCCATGATGACGCCGGGCGGGCTGGTGTCCCGGTTTGGGCGTGGAGGTCCTATGGGGCTGCAGGCCTTGGCTGCACAGCAGAGCGAGCGGGATGCAGAACAGGCCTTCCGTATGCGGAGCAGGGTAGCTGCGGACCAGCGATTGATCGACATGTCAAACCCTATGACCGAAGAGGGGTTGGCCAACATCACAGAGGGCCGCATGCCGGCCTCCCCGACCGACCCATTCCAGCGACGGTCTTCTACGTTCGCGTTCGCGAATCCAGCAAACGCAGGAGCCAACAATCCTCTGGGGATTACCGGTACAAACCGCCTCGGCATGCTCCGTATGATGCAAGCCCAAGGGCAGTTGGAGGGCAGGCCGGAGCTGGCGGAAGAATTGCGGCAGGAGGAGACCGTAGCTCGCGGAAATCGCGAAGCCCGGCGTTCCGAAACGTACCGTAACTCTGTTCGGGAGACACTGCAGGCGAGAGCCGCGCAGAAGAAAGCGACCTCCGAAGACCGGGCGTTGTCCCGATACTTGAAGCAGGGTTACAGTCCAACAGATCCGTTTTTGCAGCAGCGGTTCCCCGGCGCTGTGCAAAGATGGGCGGACAATCTCGGTGCCGGCCAGCGGCAGGCCTACGGGTTTGATGCGGGCGAGCAGTCGCAGACCTCCGACATGCAGAGCCCTCTGTCGGGTGTTACTTCGAGAAGTAGCCCGACAACGACTCAAATGGCTGAGTCGCAGATGCTACTGTCTCGCCTAAATGCCGACACCTACGAGTCTATTCCGGGGGCAGGGTATGACGTGTTTGACGCTTACCGGGCGGACCAACCCGGGGCATTTGGAGACCCGGGGACTATTGAAAGTAAAATGCAGCGTGACTTGAACAACGAAGAAGGTTCTCTCAAATTGACCCGGGAAAACCTGCAGGCGTTGCAGATGTATGCAAGAGCTGCGGCGGTGTCTCCAGAACACCGCGACTCTTTTAGGCCCGAGTGGACTCCCGGTCTGACAGCACTGTTGGACGCGGACCTTGGTTCGGAAGAGGGACATCAAGCGTTTTTGGAAAGGGTCAAGAAAGACCGAGAAGAGCGTAAAAGTAGAGAAAGGGCCGCAAACGCGGACGCGTCAAATTTTTGGTCAAGTTTTGGTAGGACGGGCGGCTCCGGTTTTTAATCCTCACCTTTGGTTTTTACGCACCACTATAGTCGATGCCTACTCTAAGAGACATACTCTCCGCCTCGCGGCAGCAGCAACCCGGGCCGTCCTCTGACTCAAAAGAGACGATCGGGTCTCTGCTGTCCCAGATCGGTTCGACCGGTGTTGGTGCTGTCGCCACGGTGGGAAACTTCATCGATACCCCCGCGGCATCGGTGCGAGCACTGCTTGCCGGCGAGAGCCCCACCACAGCGTGGGGGTCTCCTATCTCTGGCGAGGGGAGGCTGTCCGGTCGTGACGTGCTCGAACGGTACGGCATGAGGCCTAACAAAGAGACGGGAATATCCGGCTGGATCGACGACCCGGGGGAAGGCCTGCGCGACTTAGCCGGATTCGGGTTTGAGGTGTTGACAGACCCGTTCGGGCCGATCGGAGGGTGGGTATCTCGGGCAGCGGGTCTGACCGGTGCAATGGCGAGGACTGCATCAGCTCGAGCTGCGGCTCGAGCTGTCACCACCCCCAAGGTGTTGCAACGGTTGCCTAAAATGCCGGAGGCAGGGCAGACCCTGCATCCGCTGATCTACGGTCTCGGGGTGGCGACAAAAGCAGCGTTCGACCCGCTGTCTCCGATGGGTCTTGACGCCATAAAGAAGGCGTTTCAAGGCGTCAAGACCGGAACCAAGGCCGTGTTCGACAAGTATGCCTGGGGTCTGACGGATCCGGTATTGCAAGACACATCCTCGGCTGTCCGGGAAGCGGCGAGAGCGACTGCTGACCAAACGCAAGCGCAGCTTGCGGCGTTTCACCTCCGGTCGGGGTACGACTTGGGCATACGGTTCACCGTTGACCCCGGACTGGACCTCAAAGACCCGAGCAATTTCTTCGCCGAAGGGTCGCCACTTCGGGTGCAGGCTAACAGAGACGCCGTGTCTCGGTACTTGGAGAGCCCGGAGCACCGCGACATGGTGCGGGCTACACTCTCCGGCACCCCCACCGCGGACCCGCTGGCCGGCCTTACCTCTTACGACCGGGGGGATTTGGTGACATTTGTCGGAACCTCCGACTTGCGTGAGGTAGAGTACGCAACAAGATCGGCAGACGGGCGGTGGCAGATTAAGCTGGCAGACTCAGCCGAATTGTTTGACGAAGACAGGCTGACTCCGGCATTCAGACCCAAGCAGGTGACCCTGCCTGCAACCGTGTACGACGAACTTGATACCTATTGGATCCCAGCAATTGCAAGAGCGAGGGAAGAAGCCGTCGATGCGGGGTGGAACGTTCCGGTGTGGCGGGACCCTTACACCGAATACGCCCCCAGACAAAAGTCCGACGTTGCCCGCTCTTCGGAGATAGCCATTGGGCAAACGCCGCAGGCCTGGGCTCGTGCCCGACACGGCGTTGCGGAGGCCTTGCAGGTACCGGGTGCTCGCGAGTTGTTGTACTCCAATTTCCGCGAAGGCACAGTAGGCATCCGCAAGCTGTACATGGATGAGGCCTACGAACAAATCGCCACGAAGTACCGGCCTCCAAGCCAAGGCGGGTCGCTGGTCACCGAGCCCACCAGCGACAGCCCCTCCACTCTGTTGCCGACGGGTAAACAATACCCGGTTGGCCGACGCCATGCCGAAGACCTTGCCGACCAGATCGGTATGGATCCTGATGAGTTTTGGGCCGAGATCTGGAAGCTTGCCGAGAACGATATACCCGACCGTTTGACCGGCATATACGATGCTGCCACCGGCCACATCGGAGTGCTGGACAAAGCCCGCTGGGACGGAGTGTCGCGTTTGCCTCCGCCGACAGGGTTGCTGCGGGCTGGCCGGATTCTGCCGACGGATACCGAGGTGAAACTCCTTGGCGGAGGGTACACGAATTCCGCAGGCGTGCTGCAGTCCCTGAACATGGCTCCGACTGCCGAAGGAGCGACCTACGTAGACGCCGCCATAAACGGGCTGCGAAAATCCCCCGAGTACCGAGCCGCCAGCATCGAATCTCTGCGAGCTGTAGACGTTCCGGTGGGTGCCGGTGATGTGCTGTACCGCCCGCAGGGCTTCGAACCCGTTCCCGCAGCGTCCGGGACAGCCGGCGTTGAGGATTGGGTACGCCGCGTTCAGCCCAGCCCGCAAGGCGACGTTTGGCGGGAGGTTCCCGAGAAGTTTGCATTCCCCGGCACGATGGAGTTTGCGATCTTTGAGCGAGCGTTCTCCCGGTTTGTGGACAGGCAAAACCGTTTGGGGGTGCCCGTCACGCCGGGCGCTAACGCCACCCAATTCATCCTCGGCAACCGAGCGATGTTCAATCAGCACATCGGTCCTGTCGCAAAACCTGCTCCCGGGGCGGTATCTCCGGTACCTCCGGGAGTGTATCTGGAGTTTGCCCCCGGGCCCAATGGGCTGGCGGTGCCAGTGTCAACGATGTGGACTCCAGCAGGGACGACGCGTGTTCCGTGGGCACGAGTCCCCACTTCGTTTGACCCGGCCTATCCGGGGTTTGCCAGTTGGGCTACCGCCAACGGGGTGGACCTTACAGACCCCGATATGATCCAGATGCAGGCAAGGATAGACCGCGGTGCGGCCCCGGGAGTCACGCCGGCCCCGGACGACGTTGCGTACTACGGCACCCATCGGCGAGCTGGTGGTGGGCCTCAACCGTACGTGGTGCAGCCTGCGCTCCGGTCGCCTCTGACACGTCCGGGGAGTTTGCGGTATCATCTGGACACAGTAGCGAACTCGGCAAATATGGCCCCAGTGCTGCAGTCCGAGGCAGCAATGGAGGATATCTACAACCACTTGGGGCGGTCCTACGGCAACGCCGTCGATGAATACATGCCTCGGTTCGACCCCCAGACCCATGGGATAGTTGCACGCTTACCCGACGGGACTCCGGTCACGCGAGGGAGCGCTGCGGCGAATCCGGCAGATGCCGCAGCACCTCTGAGCTTGAGCCGCCCTGCGTGGATCGGGGCCGTCACCGAACTCATCGACACGTGGAACCGCACTCTCTCCACCGTGCCCGGGGGGATAGGTCCGGCAGCGCAGGAGTTCCTGCGACTGCTCGAGCAGCGACCGAAGCTGATGTCTGCGTTTCGGTTCGACGCAAAAGCGATCCAAGCGATAGGCCTACCACGGGCGGTGATCGACGAACTGGATCGCGTGCGCGCCGACGTGAACGGCGTGATCGCAGCAAACCTCACCCGGTATGCGGAGGAGATCCCGGCAGATTACACGATCGACACGGTGTCTCGATACAGAGCCCTCGCCGCCGAACTTACAGACAGAGCTGAACGGCGGCAGACTGGTTTGTTTGGTGACGACCCGCTCGTGCAGGTTGCCGACGGCATTCAAAAGCAAACAATGCAGGCTCAGTATCTGCGAGGGGCGGTTGGTGCGCTGACCACGCTGTACCGTCCGACCCCGAGAAGACTGTTCACCTCGAAGACGGAAATTCCCGGCACCACCACTCTAGGGGAATGGCTGAGCCCGCAGAAGGACTACCTCGGCAAAGCCGCTCGGCGGGGGCTGTGGCCGGACAACCTGGTGGAGGGCCAGTTCCTTGACAACCTACTCCGCAGCATCGCCGAAAGCCGCGTCTTTAGTGGGACCCGAGACGTCAACGCGTCTACGTTTGTGGACGCTAACTGGCCTGTCCGGTATCGCCTCGACCCGGTAGATCTGTTTGTCGATGGGGCAGGAGCTCCGCTGACTGGATCCGCAATGGAGGCGGCGAGAGCGTACGCCCACGACATCCTGCGAACAATGGAGCTCACCTCCGAGCAAGCAGAACAGTTGAGGACGTTCACCGAATTACCTGCAATGATGCAGATGCCCGAACTCGGTATGTTCCTTCGAACCACAGCGAATATCACGGCAGCATCCAAGAGCGGATTCCTGCTTGCCATCAGTACGGCAATTCGAGACGTCCTGGGCTCCGCGATCAACGCCAGCTTGGTCGGCGGGTCGAATCTCGGCGTTGTCACCAAGTTCGCCAAAGCCGGCCTGAACTTCGCCCGCGGAGCTCCGATCGATCCTACCGAATTGACGGGGGTAAACATCCCTGAGATCTCCCGGTTGCTGGCGACTAAGGGGTGGGCGGACACTCCGGCGAACCGAGGGCGAGCGTTTCAAGCGTTGTTTGCCGCCCACCACAGGGCACCGTTTCGGCACGCCAGCCTGATGACCGCTGACGTAGAAGCTCAAGCCATATCCGGCTCGGCGGAAGCCGTGCTCAATGCTGTTCCGGGGGAAGGGGCCGGGGCCGTACAGGATGCCATACCGACGTTTGTGGAGGCGGTTGCTGGTGGTTCCGTAAACGTAGGGCGGGACTTCATGCAGCGCCTCCGCGGGGGTCTGTCGCAGCCGACGGTCGCTGGTCGAGCGGGGGCTTTGGCTAACGAATTCCTCAACCCAATGAATGTTGTGGGGCGATACGTCACTGAGTCGGGCGTAAAGGACTGGACCACGCAAGCTCCCGGTACGCAGAAGTTCGCTGCCCCACCTCGAGTGCTGCAGAGTAAGTCCTCCCGTATTGTGCGTTCCTCGAGGGGGAACTTCCTAGCAGACTCGCTGAACTCATTCCGCGGCACTCTGGACACCACGACGCGCACCGCTGTCGTCCTCGAATACTTGCAGCGGCAAGGGTCCGGGGCTCGTTTGTCGGATGCGTTTGCGTTCGCAGACAAAGTGCTGACAAACAATGACCCGCGGAATTTCTCCCGGTTCGAAAACACCTGGATGCGGTCGCTGATCCCCTTCTATGCGTTTATGCGGCAGAGCATGCCAATGTTCCTGCGGGAGTTGGCCTTCAACCCCGGCGGGAATCTCGGCATTGCTGTGCGAGCGACCCGATTGGCACAAGGCGATGACGAGGAATATGTGCCGTTCGGGTTGCAGGACACTACGGCCATACCCCTCGGCACCTATGACGACGGGCGGGCGAAGTTCTTGACCAGCTTGGGTCTAATGCACGAGGATGCTGTGAGGTACGCCGGCGACATTCTGCAGGCGGACGTCAAAGGCCTGCTGCAGAAGCTGATCGCGTCAGGCAACCCGGCACTCAAGAGCGTAGTCGAACAAGCGACAAACACATCACTGTTCGCCGCTACACCTATGGGCGGTCGCCGCTTGGACGACCTCGACCCGACAATTGGGAGAATTTTAGTAAACTTGGGTATTACGGACGTGGCGCCCAGCGGTAAAGCCACCCCGTTTTTGGGTCCTACCGTAGAAGCAGTAGCGTCGGCGTCGCCACTGTCGAGGCTGTTGAGCACCACAAAATACCTGAGCAACCCTGAGGACAGGACCAGCGCGACCGAGAAGGTGGCCCGATTCCTGCTCGGAGTCAAGGTGGACACCATAACCCCAGAACAGACATTGCGGGAAATACGGGACAGACTCAATGCGATGGAGGTTGCGGCCGGCGCAAGGCCCCTTACACTGGCGACAGGAACCGCAAAGTTACGCGAACGGTTGGCGCAGATAGGCGACACTGAGCAGCTTGCAAAGCTGCAACAAATCGACCGTCTGCTCAAACTGTTGCGTAAACAGGAAGCCTCCCGTAGTCAATCGCCTTGACGCCCGGACACCGGAGCATTACGATGCCTGAGAAGAAGACACCGACAGACGCTGTTATCGGTTGGGTCACCTCGCAAAGCTTCAACAACGTGTTGTTGCTGGCTCTTGTGTTGACCATGATCACCGGCATCAAGTATTTGTTGGACGCAATACCCGGACACATCTCTGCTATCCAGCAGGGGTATGAGCGGGTAGAGCAGAGTCACCGCGAAGAGCGGCAGGCGACGTTGCAGTTTCTGAAAGATCTTGTACCGGACCGACCGCGATATGCGGGCCCAATTGAAGGAGGACCTCCATGAACAAGGACCAGACGTTTGGTTTGATCCGCCACGTGCTGACTATCGCAGGCGGTATGTTGGTGCAGAAAGGACTGCTTGAGGAAGGCCAAGTCCCTGAGGTGCTTGGTGCGATCATGTCCCTCCTCGCTGTCGGCTGGAGTGTGCAGAGCAAATTCCGCAAGTGACTGATCGGAGCAGAGTGTTCCGACTTTTTGTTTTGTTTAGAAGGGGCTGTGTTATGGCGAAGAAGAGGAAAAAGGACTGTTGTCCTGATATTGTTGAAGGCGTGTTTTATCGCTGCGGGGATAGCGTCTCCGTGGATAACCTCCCGCGGGCCAGCGGCGTAGGAAACCCCGCGATTGGGGCAATTCTGGCTCAGTTCGTCGTACCAATAATGACGAACTTGCTGGACAGGTGCGGCAAGAAGAACGACTCCACGGTGCCGCAGCAGGCTGTCGTTGCTGGAACAGCCCCGGTCACCTCTGCTCAGTCCCTGCGGACGGCGTACATCAACGGAGGTCGGCGATACTGTCAGGAGAATAACATCACCTTCCGTCGTCGAGATTGGTTGATGGATCGAGGGATGTCCCAGACACTCGCGACAGCCGGTCTGCACGAGCTGGCCGCACAGCCGGTTGAACAGCTTGACATGATCTCCTCGATGGGCGAGGCGATTTCCATTACCATCGATCTGCAGGACGGCTGACTGGTGCCGCATGCTGCTGATAATCACATTCCTCGCCTTGTTGGCGGCGGATGAGCCGCCGCAGATTCAGTTCCCCGACGTCAGTCCACCCGCCGTTGTCACACCCTCGCCCGAGGAC